AAAAGAAGTTCAGAACAAAAATCAGTTGGCGCGTTAAACATATAAAAGAGATTCAAAGACAATAAACATATAAAAGAAATTCAAAGACAATAAACAGTAAATAATAACAAATTGGATAATATATAAGACAATAAATAAACAATAAACATATAAAAGAAGTTCAAAGACAAAAATCAGTTGGCGCGTTTTTCTTACCTTCTTTTTGAAATTTCTAAGAAAAACAAATGGCGGAGATATTCAAGGAAAGCCAACGCCTACAAAAACCTCTCCCAGCCTACAAATAACGTTTTAGCCTACACTTCCCTTGTTTTCGCCTATATTCCTTGCTTGACAGCTTTTAGCCTATATAAAGTTATAGATTGCCTATAAATTGTTTCACGTGAAACATTCCATGAATAACGGTCTATATAATACAGGATAATAACGGTTTACTTATTTGAGGATAATCGCCGAAATTTATGGACAGGAAGGTTCGGAATTTTTTCAAAAATGGCTAAGTTATTGATTTTACTAGAAAGTGGTGAAAAATAGACTAAAATCCGGCTTTAGTTTTTAAGTTTTTGTTTATTCCTATAGTTTTTGATTGATTTATTCTGTATATATGTTATATATAATAATGTAACAAGCATTATATAGCTATATACATAAAAACATCTTTCATATTTCATATAATGCTTGGCTTATGGTGCGGAGATTCCCCTATAAGCTACGTTACTTCCGCTATTTCTTATGAGGATTCCCTGTAAACCATTCAGAAATAGCGGGCATTTTAATTCACTAAGCCGGTAGGTTTTATTACTTACCGGTTATTTTTACACCTAAAAATTGAAATTGTGGAAAATCAATGGTTTAGTTTATATCTGACCCCCTAGGAAAATGACACCTCTATAAGTAGTTCGGAAAGGATTTTCAACTTATTGGTGTAAAGAATAAGGCTCAAAAATGATTGATTTAGAGGCTAGGTTAAGAAAATTTTATAATAGGCAGGAAAATGATTAGTTTATAACAGGCTAAAGGCTGACTTAGTATAAGTAGGCTTAGACTAGGCTGAATTATATTATTCTGTCTTATAAGTGCTTATATACTGTCAGCATTAACAACAGAGGGGGTTTATTATGCAAACGTTCGGAATTAGTCACTTTACAGCAAGAGGAGAAATAAGTCCGATTATTGATTGTTACTTTCATAATGAGGAAAAGCCGAGGTTTTCTCTTTATGTTGATGATTGTGGGCTTATTGAGGAAATTATTATTAAACAAGATAATACCGGAGTAGATGACGCATTTTTAATGACTGTAGATTTTGCTTGTAGTTGTTTCTATGCTTGTCAGGAAGCTACGGAATTAGAGGGCGATTGGCAAGATGTTGTTCAGAATATGAACAAATTTGTGGCTATTTATGATAAAATTTAGGCAAAAAATATTTGAAAAACAATTAGTTAGGCAGAAATTTAAGGTAATTTTTAACAAAATTTGAAAAATAGGCAGAAATTTTGAGTTGTTTCCCTATAGGAAAAAATGTACGAAAATTTGTAAAAAATAGGCTAAAATTTAATGTTAAAAAATTAAGGAAAAACAAAAGGTTATAAAGATATTTTGGCTAAAAATAAGAATTTTTACCGAGACGAATAAAAAATAGCCTGTTTTGGGGTATTTCTAGTCTTATAAAATTGCTTTACAAGCCTTATATATAGTGATAGCTTTTCCGGTGTTGAACTGATGAAGGGATTTTTAAGATGTTTTTAATTGTAAGTATATATGAATGGCGTACAACATATTTGGCCGAAAAACAAAAAAGTATTTAAAGATGGAATATGATTTACAAATAAATTTGGATTGTATATGTTCTATGAGGGCGGTGATTGTACCTGAAGATGGTGAGGATTCGCATTATTATATATTAGAAATGATTAATGGAAAAGAGTATCTTATCGATTCTGAGGATTATGTGCGGATTAAAAAATATTTGAAGGAATAATATTATAAAACTGAAAGGGGCTTTATTAGCCCCTTTGTTTAAGCCTTAAGCATATCATTTATTTCTTTTAAGGAATAAGGCGGTTTACCAGATTCAGGTTCTTGAATATGCGGCCAATCGACATTTCCGCCATTATCCAAGGTAATTGTTGTTAAGCCAAGCTTGTGGGCTTCCTCGTGCATTACCTTATAGCCGTTTAAGCCATTTTCGTTCAATTCGTTGTGGTTCCAACAAGCATTGCCTTTTGTTTTCTCCCAATAGAGGTCACAGGCTAATCCGAATTGGTGCCAAGATTGACCCGGTAAAGCATTGGTTACTTTGCCTTCGCCTTCTTGTGGGCCTGCTTGCTCCAAACAGTCGGCAAGGTAATCACAGCCTAGGCTTCTTAATTCCCTGATTTTCGTCTTAATGATTGTTGTTCTTCTGCCTTTTCTCCAGAGTTTTGCTTGTTCTTCTGGTGTTCTAAGGGTTAAATAAGGAACGACGGTAATACCTCTCAAGGCACAATTAGCTACAAGAATCTTGATTTTCTTGGCAAATTCCGGTTGTAAATCTTCTAGTTTTCTTGACATAGATATATCCTTTCTTGTTATAACGGTATAAGTATAGCAGGATAACAACGGTTTGTCTAGTTTAGGATAACGGTTTACCCAATTCAGGATAACCAAAATAGGCTTTCCGGCTTTATTTGCCTTTATCCTATATAGGTTATTAACAAGTGGTTAATATCCATTTAGAACCGGGTTGTATATAGAAACGAATCAATTATATTTAAATCATAAACGAGTTAAACCAACAAGGGGGAATAAAGACAATGAATAATATAAACGCAATTAGACCGATTATTGAAGCCCAAAGAGCAAAATATCGTCGGCAACGCTTAAAACAAAATTATGAATTAATTAATGATGACGTTACAGTCATTTTTGAGAAAACTGATGATGATTTAGCCATTGAAGAGCAAAATGTTGTAGATTTGGTTATGGTATCGTCTTATAATCGCTTTTCTAGTCGATTTTAGAGCTTTACAGAGGTTTTTTCTGAAAAAACGATACAACATAGCTGAAAAAAGAAAAAACCTCTGTACGCTTAAAAAATAACCACTTATTTTGATTTGGCTTTTTTGGTTTTTCGTGCAAAAGCCTAAATTACAAAATTTTTATAACAGGCTGAAAAAAGACTTCAAATCTAAAAGGCTAGGTAATGAAAATTTTATAACAGGCTCAAAAAAGACTTTATATATAAGGCTAAAAATAGACTTGACAAATTTTTGAAAATTCTGCAATTTTTGTATAACAATCAAAAAGCGTATTTTTGCCGATTCTACATTTTAGCCCGCAAAAGCGAATCGCAGCCAAACAGAATCGATAAAAAAGCCGATTCGATTCGCGAATCTTTCCGGGATTCGTTCTTATTTCGTTCTTATTATAAAAAGCGATTCTAAAAAATTAAAATAGAACAAAAATAGAACAACAAAAAATTTTTGTAAAAATAACTTATTGAAAAAACGTAATTTTTTTAAAAAAATCAAAAAAATCAAAAAACGGGCTTGCAAAATACAAAAAAAGTGATACGTTCTAAGCATACCGCGGTTGATGCGGTATGTTATAAAACTTAAAAACTTAATACCATTTTAGAATCGAGGTAAATTATGACAAAAATTTTGAAAAAATCCGAAAACAAAAAAATCGTTAAAAATCAAAAAGTTACTAAAAAAGCCGTTAAAAAGGTAACTGCCGCCGTTGCTCCGGTTGCAGACGTTAACCCGGCTGACAATTACAAACAGTCTATGATTGCCGCTTCTCAAGCGTACATTGCACGCCGAATCGCCGCAGAGGGTGACAAGCTTAGCGCCGCGAAGCGTAAAGAAATTGAAGGGTTGAACCTTGCCGGGGCTGTCAATGCAAGTTTTGAAGTTTTGCAAAAAGCAAACGCGACTCCCGAAATTTTCAAAGACTTACGCTTAACAGCATACGCGAAAGCTTTACAACGTTCGGTTATTATTCTTAACGCTATTGCAACCGGAAATTATACGGGACGTTATAATTGTCTTGCCGGTGCGTTAATTGACTTAAAGAGGGCTTGCATCAACGCGGGGTTATATACTAAAAAAGAATTATCGTTTAGCGCGTATTCCGGCGGCCGTACCGGCGGTGCTAGCCCGGCGGCTTGTATGCTTGGAGTTGTACTTGATATTTTTAAACTTGGCGACTGGGACAATACCTTAAAAGTTGTAAAAGTTAAGCCGCTCGCTATTGAGTTGATTAGCAAAATGACTATTCAAAGTCCGCTTTTCTTTTCTAAGTAATTGTTAACCGGGGGCGGGTATATAACAAGCCCGCCCCTTTTTTATTAATTCTTTTTTGTGAGTTGTAGAAATGTTTATTAAAAGTTTTGTAAAGTCTTTTATATATACTGTAAGTTATATATTCGCTTTAAATGTTTTTATTTTATTTTTCTTGTATTAATTGCGAATCGATAAACGAATCGGGTGCGGGGTTTGAGGTTGTCGATTCGTTTTTGTGTCTAAGTTGTCGAAGTCTTAGACAAAATTTGAAAACCACGCAGGCCCTTGCCATTCTCCAAACCGTAGATATATCAGACTTCCTTATATATATATTCAAACCGTAGATATATCCGACTTCCTTATATATACACCCCAGTCACCTATACACCTCACTTCCTTATATATATATTCAAACCACCTATATACCGGACTTCCTTATATATATTCAAACCGTAGATATATCAGACCTCCTTATATATTTGGATTGTCTATATGTACGAACTCCTTATATTATTTAGCTCTTATTAGGTCTTGATGAAAGATAGCTGAATTTACAGGGGCGTCATTATAATCATCTAGGGTTAATTCTCTGCCTAAATAATGTTCTGTGCATTTTTTGCATAATACATGGGTTTTGCTGACAAAATCATTATTACAGACTTGTTGCCATATTTCATCTTTAAGCATAAAGTAATCGCCTATTTCTTTAAAGACATCCTTGCCGCAATGGTTACAATGCAGACTGCCATAATGGCGCGGATTGGTTTCATACAAGCTTAAATCGACTTGCGGAACTTCTGCGATAGCCAGATAGGTTTTGCTTGGGATAATAGCAAGCTTGAGATTCCAATTAGTGCCGTTCCATTGCAGGATTTCTACATCTTCATTGCGGATTTTTTCTTTTAGTTTCGCATTATGAACGTAATAATAGCGCCATGGGATTAAATTTTTGTGTTCTATATGTTTAATCATTGGTTTCTACTCCAAATAAATAATCTCTAATAGAGTATGAAACTTCTCTGATATAATCGGCATATTGTGATTCTGTATTTCTTTGTAATATTGGAATAAATTCGTATTTACTAGTTGAACCGTTGTTTTCGCCGATTAAAATACCAACAGTTTTATTTATAAAATATTCATCAACACTAAATTCGTAAATTTTACCTAATGTGTGTTTAGTCATCAAGATACTCCCTAAGTTCTATAAGTTCGTCGTTTTCGGCTTCTTTTAAACTTTTCATTAAGTGTTTGAAGTTATTACGGTTTCTTATAAGTTTATAGGTTTCTTGGTCGGTGTAAATATTACCGATATATTCTATTTTGGTAATTAAATCATCTAAAGCAAAGGCGGTGGGGATTTGACCGAACGTTTTGACACCCAGTGATGAAAATTCTTCAAACCATTTGATATAACCGATATATTCTTGTGAATTATCGGACATTTCAGACGCTCTGGTAAGCTTTACGATGTCACCCTCGTATAGTAGCCGCTTACGCTTGTCTCGCTTGCTGGTGGGGCGTAAAATGACACAATTTGACCATTTTACTTGCATAGGGGTTTTGTTGTGCAGAACAAGAATGTTGTCTTGAGCTAAACAATTTAAATTTATGACATCATAAATTGCTTGCAGGGGCTTATAGTAAACCTTAAATAAGAAATTTTCGTTAATTTTAGTCATTGTTAGTCACCATTATAATAATTATACTCTGGGTTTGTTGCAATACTTGCATTTTTGTTTGTTTTTACACCAATTCATGTTGCCGCTGCCGTCTTGCCAAACACAAACGGTTGGGCCACTACTTTTATATAAAGGGCAATCGTTTATTGAGCAATTACCGGAATAAATCCATTTATGTAAACCTAACCAACAAAGTAATTTTCTAATCATTGTCTACCTCAATATCTGGAAGATATGCTGCGTAACATATGGTTTCGTCATAATTACATTTAATTTGGGCATATAAGCCGGAAATATCAGCATCACAAAGGCTTCCCATTGGAATATTGTTTTCTTTAGCCCATGTTAAAAATTGCTCGCAACCCTCTATGAAGCCGTCACAGTAAGCTTTGCATAATCTTGGTTCGTCACCGTGCCGACAGGTGAAACATTGGCAGCCCTCTTTAATCATTTGTGTCTATTCCTTGATTCTGTTTTAAAAGACATTTTCGTCTTCATCATAATAGTTTTCGTCAGGTTCTGACCTCCAGCCCCTGAAATCATAAATCGGGGTTAGTATAAAATGTTTTTTACATTTTTCGCAAGTTATTTCTTCTGGCTCGTTTTCATCCCAAGGCATTTCATTAATATTTCTATAATCTGTATTTCCACAATGAGGGCAAGTGGCAACATATTCTTTGGTAATAATTTCGTTGTAGCTCATTCTTCAAACCTTTTGTAAATAGAAGTCTTTTTATTTTGCATTAAGCGTTTAATTATTATTACTATTCTTAATTAATCTTGTCACATAACCGAGACAAAAGAAAGCGCCACATAATGAAAATATTTGCCAGAAATTAAGAGTTATCATTGTTTTTTTACTCCAGTATCTGCATCAAGCTCCTAAAATTTTAAAACTCGTTGTTCTAATAATTTTTCAAACGCTGGGATTGAAAGTCTTGTTGTCGTAAATATTTTTTCGTTATTTTTAATATAAAGAACCAAATATCGATATTTGCTAACATTATTCATTGTTTTTATCCTCATAAAAGGTTACTTCATCTTTGCGAATTTCATAGTTACCTACAAAATTTTTACCTCTAATGTATTTTTTCATTGTTAAACTCCTGTATAGCTTCTTTCCAAGTTTTATATTCTTTTTTTAATTTTAGATGAGAACAAAAAGATTTAAAATGAAAGTCGTCAAAAAATATTTCTCCACAAGAACCGTCTGACCATATACAATAAACACTATATTTTGTTACTTTTGTTATTATTAATGAATGTTGACAAAAAGGAGGAAACTTTGCAACAAAATCATAAACTTGTCCTTCAACTAATTTCATTGTAGAAACAACCCATACAAAACCATATCAAAAATTGCAAATTCTATAATCGCACCTATAATTGTACAATAAATTTTTAACCCATCAGCTTGTTTTACATAACCAAACAAGTTTAATGCTAAATAAATTATTAAACAAGCACCTAATATCATATAAATATACTTTATAATTGTTTTTGTCTTATATTTTCTATTAAAGGAAGAAAACAACTAGTTTCATTATTATAATCTTCACTATGTTTTTTCGCTACGGGTTTCCAATGAACCTCATCATCGTCATCAATATATTCTTTAAATTCTTGCCGATAATATTCATTAAGCAACCTAGCTTGGCATTGATTTTCTAAATCGTCTTCAAATGACATTTAATCCTCCAATTGTTCTAATGTTTGTGAAACGATTTTGTCTAAATGATTTAAATTAAAATTTCGGCTTACATCCCAAATATAACTTTTGATATTTTTTAAACTAGAAATTGCAATGTCTAGTTGTTTTTCTAATTTTTCAACCGTTTGAACACAAATAGCTAATTGAGTAGATTTCTCTATATTTAACGATTCTTCAATTTTATTTTTTAAATATCCGCTATTTTGATATAGCTGTATTGTGTCATTAAAACATTTTGTGGCAATTTCTCTGTCTGTTTCTTCATTCGGCATCATTAATGAATATTTTGCAAAAGTAAAGTTATACAAATTATCAATTTGTTTACACGTTTCTCTTATTTCTTGTATATCGTCTTTTGTTAAATTTATTAACATAATTTACGTCCTTGACAATCATAAATAGCATATACTTCTCTTGAAACACCCATTAATCTTTCTCCATTTCTTGCTTACGAAAAGGACTTGCCGGAAATTGATTTAACCAACTAGACAAATCTTCTTTGTCATCATAGACTTCCCAATTAGTTTGTTCTTCTCTTCCTAAAGGAGTTGGATAAAAGAAACATACACTATATGGGTCTTTCTCATATCTACATCCGGCAACTTTTACACGAAAACAACAAGAAGTAGAATAAAATACGATTTGACCAGAAACAAACGCATTTCTAACATACTGACCGCATACCAACGGTTGCCCGTCAATAGATTTTTTAGGTAAAACGGTGCCGATAAAGCTATCGTCTTCTTTCCAGCCATAATCACAAATCATGCTTTTATATTTTTCAATTATATTTGTTTTCTTCATTAAATTATCTTTCGTAATGTTTGTTTCAAATTATATTGAAAATTAAGGATTGTCAATATCTACTTTTTATTGTTTTTAATTTTAACATTAAATCGGTATTGATTTCTCTCTTTTTCGGAGGTGGGTCTTCATAATCATAATTAAAATTATCTTCGTGTTTATTGGGCATATCTTCAAATTCACCATAATTAAAATTATCAAATTTATCAATAGATTCGTAAGCTCTTTTGTGCAATTCATCTAAAGATAAACGTCTTGTTTCGTCAAATTCGTCAAACAAGCTATTCTCCATAAATAGGGTGTTTTTGACACATCTCTTGAATTTCTTTAGACAATTCAGAATATAATTTATCTGAACAATCAACGCCTTGCGACCAGAAATTAATTAAAGTAGCAATTGTTGCAGCAATTTTTGCACACTCTGCTTCTTTAAAACCTCTTGTTGTAATTGCCGCAGTTCCTAAACGAATACCAGACGTTTCGGATTTAGGCTTGGGGTCATCTTTAATAGCATTTTTATTAACAACAATACCGATATTAGAAAGTTGGTCTTCTACAAATTTGCCAGAAATGTTTTTGTCTTTTAAATCTAATAAAATTAAATGATTGTCAGAACCGCCAGACATCATTTTAACGTCGGCTTCGTTAAAAACTTCTTCCATCGCTTTAATGTTTTTAAGAATTTGTTCTTGATATTGTTTAAATTCAGAGGTTAAAGCTTCTTCAAAACAAATCGCTTTACCAGCAATAACGTGTTCCAGTGGCCCACCCTGAATACCCGGAAACACAGCTTTGTCAATCTGTTTACCAAGTTCTACGTTGTTAGAAAGAATAATTCCGCCTCTTGGCCCTCTTAAAGTTTTGTGGGTTGTTGAAGTAACAACATCTGCATAAGGAAGTGGAGATGGATGTAAACCAGTTGCAACTAATCCTGCAATATGAGCCATATCAACCATTAAATAACATTTATGATTTTTTTCGAAATCATCTTTTGTTTCTTCATCAATAAAATTCCAATCTTTATATTTAACAGACATTTTAGGATTGGTATAATTATATTGAATACCATTATCTACAAACCATTGATTATTATACTCATCAACAATTTTTCTAATTCCTTCAAAATCAATAATTCTTGAATATGCAGATGCACCAACAACTAATACTCTTGGATTATGTTTATAAAGTTTTTCTCTGATTTCATCATAATTAATAATTCCATTATCATCTAAACCATAAGAAACAGCGTTATACAATTTACCACTTGCCGAAACTTTTGAGCCATGTGTTAAATGACCACCTGCATTTAAGTCCATACCTAAAATAGTATCGCCCGGTTTGCACAAGGCTAAATAAACAGCTTGATTTGCTTGACTACCGCTATGAGGTTGAACATTTGCCCAATTACATTTAAATAATTCTTCACATTTATCAATTGCATACTGTTCAATTTCATCAATATAACGACAACCACCATAATAACGATGTTCAGGATAACCCTCGGCATATTTGTTGGTTAAAATCGAACCCATGGCTTTCATAACATTTTTAGAAGTATAATTTTCAGAAGCAATCAAACAAACTTCGTTTTCTTGTCTTACTCGCTCTTTTTCGATTAAATCAAATACTTTATTCATAAGTTTTTCCTTTTAATAAATGCGACTGAATAAATTTCATCTGTTGTTTGCAAATCATAAAATAATAATTATCATTTTGCGAATTATAAGAACTAAAAAACAATTTATCTTTTTGCCGAGATAAATATTCATTTAAAGCTATAGCCCTTTGCATAGTACGGCTTCTTAATAATTCTGGCTCTAAAGTTTTTATTTCAACCGATTCTTTCTTGTTTAAATGATTGTTTATAAAAGACAGTCCCCTCATAATCCCAAACATATAAGCATGAAGTTCAGATACACTATTTGAAACGAATCCGTTCATAAAATAAATTTTGCCAGAGTTGTCGGTAATGACATTTCCGACCTTATGTTTTAATTTATAATTTTCTACCGTAACGTATAATTTCATATTTTTCCTTGCTGTGTTATGATTTAAGCAAATACTAAAATGGTAACCAAGATAATTAACATTATTTTATGAATTGTCCAGAATTTTTTCATGTTTTATCTCCGTCGATTAACAATGTATCGAGTATAATCTCCCAATCACCGGCTTTTATTTCGTCGGCATTGAAAACCCTTATAAAATTTTCTGTAGATTTGTTTATCGGACAATTGGTTTTTCTCATGTTTTCTAAAGCAAAAAAATCAATAATCTTATTACCAATTTTATTTCTTCGTTTCAAACAAGCTTCAGCGTGTTTGTCATAATTAAAACGAATAGCGTACCTTTTATAAAAAGAAGGTACCTTCCACCTTTTTCTGGCATTAACCGTTAGATTTGTCATGTCGACAACGATATGTTTTCCTTCTTGAACAGCAATATTTACATTTTGTTGTATTTGCTTATAAAGGTCTCGAAAATTAACTGTTTTCCAAGCTTCGTTATAAGTAATATTCTGTTTTTTAGCCATATCTTCTATTATGTCATCGGGAGACACAATAAAATATTTATCACTTAAAAACATATTCTTTCTAAAAAAGGTTTTACCAGTCGCAGGAAAACCTACTAAATAAAAAATGTTTTTATTCAATTTACCACCAACTCATACTTATAAAAAACTTTAGCATCATAACAATTAAATACAAACCGATATGGTACTTGTTCTTCTTTCCAAGCAAGCCACATATTTCTAAATTTTATTTGTTCGGCTATCTCATACGCGTTATAAGTTTTTTCGATTTGAGAATAGATTTCGTTTTTAAATTGAGTTGTATCTTCTTCCTTCATAGTGGGATGTTGAACAACTAAATAGTTCGTGTCCACGTTTTCTGCGTTTATACTTAAATTGGCAAAAACATAAAACTCATATTTATTTTTTACCAAATCAGAATATTTAGTAAACGCAGTGGAAGATGTGTTTTCTTCGTCCACTTTTAATACTAATTTACCTAAATAAAAATATTTTTTACCGTCTTTGTTTATGTAAAGTCCACCAACTTTTAAATTTTTAGTCGAAATATTAGCGGCTTTAGCATAAACCGTTTCACTAAGATATTGTTCATGTAAAGGCGTATTTTCAGGAATTAAAATATTTTCTGCTCCTTTTCTTGCCCAAAAACATTTTTCTTGAATTACACCATTTTTAATAGTAGCAGATTGCATTATTTCTAATAAAATATCAATAGAAACTTCCACTATAAAACCGCGTGGGTCAAAAACTCTCATTAATTTATTTTTCGTACGGTATCTTGAAACCACATCTACAAATGTAAATCCAGATAAAGGAGAATTATCTAAATTACACATCTTTTTACTGCCATACCAATTTTTTACTGTATCTATTCTTTTCTTACTTGCCGCGTCATGAGTATCATAAGTTAAAAATGCAAGCGGGGCTTCATCTATATCTAAATTAAAATCTTTGTGGTAACCAACCACTAATTCTTTCATTTCTTTTAATACAGCCATGTTTATCTCCTATATAGTACCAAAAGTATTATCTATAGTTTTGATTTTGTCGATTTTTAATTCTGATTGTGTATCATCTTCAATATGAGGAAGCGGTGTTAAATTAGTTAAAATTACTTTACAGTCAACTTTTCTGGGGTTTATAGCTTCACAAATGCAATCTTCTATATCAGACAAAGCATTTTTATCTTTGAAACTAAATTCAGGAGAAACGTTTAAAATACATCTTCCGTTAAGTTGTTTAGCACCAATTTTTATTATATAAGAAACGAAATAGTACATTATAACTCTCCAAAATTATGTTCTTTTAATTTTTCGTTCAATTTCTTTCGTTTTTCTTCATGTTTCTTATAATTTTCGGCAAACCGTAAACACATTTCTTTATCAAAACATTCTCTATCTTTTACTAAATCTAAAATGTCAGTTTCTTTTAAAAAAGAACTTTGAAACGTTTTATAATAATCCATTAATGTTAATATGTTTGAAAGCATTTTGATTACCTTGTTAAAAATAAAATATGTTTTTTCTATATCATATATAATAAAAAAGTCAAGATTTAAAAATAATAAAACCAAGGAAAATCCTTGGTTTTGCCGTTTTCTATTATTAACCACAGGTTGTAAATCTCGTTGTTTTATGGTTTTACCCTTTAGTCGGGATAATAGAATTATAGGTCAAAACGGAGTCAACCTTGGGATAAAAAACAACGATATGTTCATACAATGTAAGATAACCATAATTACATTATCTTTATATCATATTTTAAATTATAGTCAATAATGAATTTATATAGGAAATACAGTTTTATTAATTGACAAATAAAATTTACTTTGTTATATTAATTATCGTTAAGTTACTCTCCGTTAGCTCAATGGTTAGAGCAATCGGCTGTTAACCGATAGGTTCGGGGTTCAAGTCCCTGACGGAGAGCCATTCTACGCATAGAAATATTTATTTTATGAAGTAAATGTTTGTGTGCGTAGCTCAATGGTAGAGCAGAAGGTTGTGGTCCTTAGAACGAGAGTTCGATTCTCTCCGTACACCCCACCTTGCCGCTATAGCTCAGAAGTAGAGCAATCGCTTTGTAAGCGAAAGGTCGGGATAGCATAATTCTCTAGCGGCACCATTTGGGAAGTGGACAAGTGGTAAGTCACCGGCCTTTGATGCCGGTCATCGTAGGTTCGAATCCTACCTTCCCAGCCAATAAAGGAAAGTCAAGGTTAATATCTTGACTTTTTTTTCATTCTATGTTAAATTAGTCGTGTTTTACAGAGAAGTAGCTCAGTTGGTATAGAGCATCCGCCTGATATGCGGAGTGTCGGGAGTTCGAGTCTCCCTTTCTCTACCAAAGAATCGCTTGTTGCCGGAGCAAGCAAGTAATCAAAATAAATCCGGCTATGGGCTGTTGCTAGAGAAGTTATAGGTTGGTCTGCAAAACCAAATAGCCGGGGCAGTACCCGGACAGCCCTCCAAACTATTATAAGGGATAAATTATGAAATGAAGAAAAAGAAAAAAGCCAAGAAAATAAAACCGTTTGATGTCGGAGCTTATGAATTATTTAATAATAAGCTATACATTCAAAAAATTATTCCAAACAAGAAGAAAATTATTAAAAAATATAATTATAACAAAGATTCGGATTATTTATTTGCTTGTTGAGAGTACATAAATAATCCGAATCTTTTTGGGACATAGCGCAACAAATATTTTAAAGAAATTATTATGAACGATAAATTTAATAAAATTACTAATGAAATGTTTATACAAGCATTTAATGAATCAATAAGTAAAGAAGATATATTTAAAAAACTTAATATATCAAGTGGGGGTAACTCTACAAAATTTGTAAATAAAATGATTGAAAAATTAAATTTATCTTTAGATATTCTTAAACAAAATCGTTTTAATAAATATCACTTAAAAAAGACCTGTCCTGTTTGTGGTAAAGAATTTTATACAAATGCGGGTAAAAAGCTAGAAATAAAATATGTTGTTCGCATTCTTGTTCAAATACTTATTTTAGAAGTGGCGAAAATAATGGAATGTATAAAAATTGTAAATTTAAAGGAAAATGTTCTTATGTAATTATTTGTTTTAGAAATCATCCGCATAAATGTTGTATATGTGGAGAAGAAAAGATAGTTGCTGTACATCATTACGACGGAAATCATAATAACAACGAAGTAGATAATTTAATACCGTTATGTCCAACTCATCATTGTTATATTCATTCAAAATACAAAGATGAAATACAAGATAAAGTTGACGAATATAGAAAGAAATTTTTACATTCTGATATTCTAACTAAATAGAGGAGGTCTGTATGAAACATTTAAAAAACAAGAAAAATGCTTTAATACATCACTCGATTAAAAGAGCAAAACAAAGATATGACTTAGATTTAAACGAACATCAAATTAGAGAAATCTCTAATTTCATTTCTAAACAGAAAAAAGAAAATTGTATTTTTTTATCTCCGCAAACAAATCGTGTCAATAGGTGGGCTGTAAAATATAATGGCAAGATTTTACCTGTGATTTATGATAACCAACGCCATATTATTGTTACAATTCTAGAAGAAAATATGTTGACAAATGAAGAAAAACAGCTTATAAGTATTTTTAAGAACAACGCGGAAGAGTGAAACGGATTACACATCAGGCCCATAACCTGATAACATCAGGGTTCGACTCCATGATTCCGCACCCAAACCATTTGCCTGATGGTCGACTACAAGGCACTTCGTTTAACCCCACTGTACGTTAACAGGGTTCTTACCAAAGAAACAATTGGTCGTAGGATAGAAAATGTCTATGTTAGCTTAGCGAGGAGTGAAGTTGTAGTTTCCGGAGATAGTCTACATTAAATAAATCTCCCCCCATTTATTTGGGCAAGTGGTGAAATTGGAGAAACACATAGAACTTAAAATTCTATACATTAGAAACGCTGTGGGTTCGAATCCCACCTTGCCCACCATATTTATTAAGTAGGTCTGTCGTTCAATGGTTAGGACACTTGGTTTATACCCAAGCGAGCATCTGATTTATGCGAAATCCCAGTTCGAGTCTGGGCGGACCTACCATTTTTTATTTTTTAATAAAAGCGTCGGCTGCTAAGACGGTGGTTTAGCGACGGACTGTAAATCCGTTCCCTTGGGGTAAACATTGGGTGTTCGATTCACTCCCGGCGCACCATTATTCTCTAGCTTGCTTTGCTAATCTATCTGTTAAGGCTTGTCTTAAAGAATATCGGTCTCTATTTCCGGTATGACCTTTTTTATGATATATTTTCCAATTTTTGCAGTATAACATACCTCTTATTCGCTCTGAAATTTCTCTATATTTATCTTGTTTTGTTTTTGGGTATAATATACTATCTATAGCGATTTTGCTGTCTGTAATGATAAAAATGGGTTCTTTTGGGGGCGTTCCCTTAATGTTTTGCAAAGCATAATAAATACTTAATAACTCAGCTTGGTTATTATCTTCTGCTTTTACTTTTAGTTTTATCCGAGTTTCTTTTATGCCGCCCTTAACTAATTGCCGAATCATTATACCAAGCCCAGCGTCTTTAGTTTTGGGATTAAAACTCGCATCTGTTCAAATCTGCATAGTAAATCTCCGCAAGAACTATGTCTATACGGAGATTATATCACAAATTAGCGATTCGGTTATTGATTTTTTGATAATTTTTCGTAAATATTATCCCAATCTTTTGTTTGTTTAAAATCTTTGTAAACCCACCGATGAGATAACGGAAAAATAGCTAAATTAAACACACAAGTAAACAAAACTTTTATGCAATCCCAAAGCATAAAAAGATTTAAAAGAATCGTGTTGTAAATAATTTTACAATAAGTTTTCTTTGACATTACTTCGGAAAAATCTTTATAAGAAATATTTTGTTTTAACTTTTGTTTCATCTCTGTTACTTTCATAATTATTGTCCTTGTGTTATGCCACAAAATCTATAAGCGTCTCCGTTTTTATCAAAAACATCTAAGGTTTTAGGGTCTAATTTTAATATGTTTTTATTTACGGAAATAACATAAAATCCTTTGGCAAAACGAACTACTTCCCCGACCATTCTTTGCGAACCTTCGGGGCTATCTTTTGCTAATAATATATAATCTCCAACTTTCATGTTAATAAGTCCTATTTTACTATAATAGAAACTAGTTAATTCCGCAAAATTAGCACAAAGCACAGCACAAAACCAAACTATAAAAACTTCTATTATGTTACTACAAAATAAATAAATAAAAACGCCCAATAAAGACATGGTTATAAAAAATAGAAGTCCAGTTATAAAATATTTAATTGCGTTCATCAATATCCTACGAAACTATTCATTTCTATATAACGTTTTTTACATTCTGAGCAACAAAAAGAACAATTTTCTCCATTTATATTTTTCATCAACCAATTGTCTTTTTTAGCCAAGGCTATTCCTTGTTTAAAATTATCAGCTTCAAATTCTATTTCTTCTCCACAAGTGTCGCACTCGATAGAAAAAATTTTATTTATAACATCAAATTTTATCATTTAACCTGCTCAAAATAATATTAAAATCTTCCGAAATTTCTGTTACTTTAAACACTCCCTTTTTTAAAGGAAAATCCTCATCTATATAACAGAAATTTACTGTTCCGTCTTCCGATACACCGATAGTCCATCTTACATTATCGGTAAAATAATTTAAAGTATATTCATCATCATAGATGTAAAGATTAACTCTAAAATTCTTTTTTACACGTTCTCGGATATATTTTGTAAGCTCAACAAGATGATTCTGAATTGTGACGTTAAAAGCGTCTTGTCCAGTTTTTCTTTTGATTATACGAACTAATTTGGCTATTTCATGTTTTAATTCGTATAAACTAGAAATTTTTACACTCATTTTGCACCTCTTGTTGTTTAAGATACAAAATTTTATTACAAGTGTCAAGATAAATAAACGTGTGCGCCGATTCTTTTTCTGTTTTTGAAGCTTCTAGCCCAGATTATTTTGTCGACTATTTTATTATGAACATAATGTAGAACATTTTCATCGACGATAATCGGCTTTTTTCGGTCGTACACAGCCAAAGCAATTTTTTGGCACTCTACCCACGCTAAATACTCTTTTGGCTCTGTACGCTTGTTAAATAGCGTCCAAGAGAACTGTTTGTATTGATATACTACATCATAAACAGTATTTGGGTATTTTGGAGACCTTACACGATTCATTGTTACTTCGGCAACCGCAACTTTATCTTCATAGGTTGAACCTCTGGCTTCGTGATAAATATTAAGTGCTAAGGTTAATATCTCTCGTTCGCGAAACCTTGTATCAATGACTTCTTCTATGACATTGTATTTATAAAATCTATCGAAGTTAGTGGTGCTACCTCGTATCTCGTGTGGTGAAACAACCAATACTAATATAGCAACTAACAACGCCAAGATATATTTTCTCAAATAAACTCCGAGAGTTGTTAATCCAATGTTCAGTTGAACTTTATGATTATATCATAAAATTAACATTTAAATCAAATTAGCGGTAAAATATAGGAAAGTCAATAAAAAAGAGCAGCACGCCACTTGTTCAACGGCTTTGTGCTGCTCTATGAGGGAAGGACTGGGTTTTAACCTTCAACGCCTATCAAATTAGTTCATGATTTCACGACCCTATTCGACGTACCCTAATAGTTGCTTTTCGAGAAAGCATAGACCTCAGCCAGTCGGCCCTTGGTCCTATCAGTTGCCTTACAGTAAAATTTGAAACCTGCTTTCGGCCACCTCTCCCGCTCTTGGCCGGAGCGAGAAACTTTTGTTCGATTCGTCATCGAACTGTTATTTTATAAACTACCAAATAAAAAATGAGATAGCATATATAATATATGCAATAAAAAATTAAATGTCAATAGTTAATTTATTATCATACATTCCATTTTCTTCTTGTTTGATATAACCAAAACAATTAGAGATAACCTCTGTATTGCCAATATTATATCTACAAGAAGTATGTAAATGACCATGCAGCCAATATTTTGGCTGTAAATCTCTAATAAATTCTTCCAGATTAGAAGCATAAGCCGGACTGGCTGAATTTGTTTTCCAATCTATTCTGATTGATTTATCAGAAGGAGCATGGTGAGTTACAATAACTAATTTATCAGTATTATTTAGTGTCTTTAAATAGTTTGTGGTTTCAATAAAAATTCTCCGAGTATCAACGGCGTGCAATTTGCTATAATCATCACGTCTTATTTTACGATAATCGTTCATATAATATTCGGATAACTGACCAGATGCCGCCGGAGTATTAAACAGACAGAAATCGGTCCATAATGTTCCACCGGCAAAAGTAACCCCGTCAATCGTTACAGATGATTTTTCTAACAGGTGTATATTCGGCAACTCATTTTTGATTTGATTATTATATTCCAATGTTTTTTTGATAGTTGAATTATAATAATCATGATTACCCAAACAATAAACCACATTTTTAAATCGTTTGGATAAACATCTTAAAGGAAAAATAATATCCTTGGCTGTTGCAATGTCTCCGGCAACAACCAAAGTGATGTCTTTATCTTCCGGCATTGGTGGAAGAATATAATTTAAATCTTGTGTACTCTTCCAAAAATCAGCATGAATATCAGAAGTAAGTCTAAATTTCATAGTTTCACTCAATTAAAACAAAAAGTTGGAACAATCCCTTCGGCAAATCCCGGTGTGTTTTTAATTATTTCTTGTCTTGTTTTAGCGTGTTTTAATAAATGCTGATTAAACGAATCCTGAAAATCTATGATGTAGGTAATGTTTTTACCGGTTTTCTTTCTTCTTAATCCTCTTCCGATTCGTTGCCTTAATTGTACTTCCGCTTTACCACCCGCCGCAAGAATAACCATTCCAATTGAAGGAACGTCAACACCGACATCAAGAATATTTGTACCAATTAAAACGTTTATCTCTCCCGATTCTAATTTTTTCAAATTTTCTTGGCGTACTTCATCTTCATCTTTACCATAAATGAAATTACATTTCAAGCCTTGTTTTTGAATCAAGTCCTTTAAAATGTTTCCATGTTCGGTTCTATTAACCAAAATTAAAACAGGAAGATTTCTATCGGTACTCCATTTACTCCATTTTACGATTTCATCATTACGAATATTGTTTTTAACTATTCCTTTTTCATAAGCACTAACATAATTCGTTGTAGGGAAAACACCGGTAGGTCTGGCATTGTTAATAAACATAAAATACGGTTTTGCTAAAATGCCTTTGTCAATAAGCTCCTTTTCTGTAACTACAATGCCGATAATGCCGGAACAAGCCATAAGTCTCATGTTGGCTTCTTCGTCATCTTTCATAAAAGGAGTAGCGGTTAAAGCTAAACGATAATGGGCGTTAGTACAATATTGCATTACTTCAAAATATTCATTGCCGCCCGATTCGTGAGCTTCTTCTGCAATAACAAACTCAAAAGTAGATAGTAATTTTTCCATTTCTGCTTTTTTTCTATTCATTATTTTACAGTTAATAGTTGCAGCCCTTTGTAAAACCGCTAAATCTTTGGTCTTTGAATTTAATTCTTTCTTGAAATCAGATAAAATTTTAAACTTTGTTTGTAATGTGATATGACCTAATTTTAATTGTTTTGTTAAAATTTTGTCTTTTTCCGCAATTAATTTTTCAAACTTATTATGTTCCAGTTCTTTTAGTCTGACAACTTCTTCCTGAATAGTACGACTTTTTAAATTTGCCGCAATTGTTTGAACCATTCCCACATTAACAAACGGTTTGACATTCATAACAGAATCGCCAATAACTCCAACTTCAACATTCATTGTACTTTCTACACTTTTCTTCATTTGATACATGAGGGTTTTGCGTGTAGTTAAAAATAACGTTTTTCTGCCGATTCGAGATATGGCTAATTTCGCTACGCGAGTATTATGAGTTACGGTAAAATCTCCTAACAAGAATAAATGGTCTCCATCTATTTCAAATCCATAGTAATCTCCGAATCCATTTTCTTCTACTTTTATGCCGGTAACCAAAACATCTTTCTTTTGAAGTCTAACATGAGCTTTTTTACGAGGTAAAATAGTGGGTATTATATCTATATTGCCTGAAATATGCGCAGAATAATATTCTCCAACAGCTCCTGTGTTATAGCATTTTTTTAAGTGTTTTGATTTATACGCAGAAAAACCTAAAGAACGAGCTACAAAAATACAATCGTCAATTAACTTTTCGCTTTTAAATGTTAAACTATAAATATTATTACCATAATATCCGTCTGAATCTATTAAACCAGCTAACAACCTTAATCTATTTTCTTTACTTGAAGTCTTTAAAACGTGAGGAATATATTTATTTTCTCCTGTTTTTTCTAAATCAAGCTTTCTGAGTTGTTTCATTAAATAATTTTCTTTACCACCAATTAAACCATTTGAAAAATAATACATACTAGCTTTATTATTTTTTTTAAAACATTTTGTAATTTTTAAATTATGCTTTTTGGCTTGTTGAGTAACATAATCAACTATTTCTTGGTCTGCTGTACATAAAGAAACAGTATGTTTAATAGTGCCGTCACCTATTAGCAATCCTATAAAATACGGGTCGATTTCTCCGTCATAATTATCTTTAAAATCAACTCCGGTTCTCCATCCTTTGTGCGTATGCTTAAAATACGAACCGGAGTTAATAAAATCTTCTACATTAATATTAATAATTTCACCTTTGGGTTTATTATGATGTGTAGTAGATTTTAAACTTAATATATGAGCGTCGTTTACCACATACGAATCGCCTTTAGTAGGAATAATTTTATATAATTTACTCTGACCTTTAGTTACAGATAAGACATTTCTAGGTTGACTATCTGGCCCCATTAATTTATCGCCAACAACAACATCTTGAACTTTTTTTATTGTTCCGTCGTACATTAAGACGGGGGTGTCGATTCCTAAACACTTGCCTCCACCGGTAGCTACGCGAGCAATCATTTGTCGCATTTTTAAAAGACGCTCTACAGCATTATATTGATATTCATATTCAGGCGTTCTGCCAAAAGAATCGACTTTCATTTCCGGGTCGCCGATAGGTTCGGGGACTTTTGGCCGTATAATTTGTACTTGATGACCCATTTGCTCAAATTTACTTTTAACCATAAGTACAAAACCAGCCGGAAAGGTTGATTTTTTAAAATTAAAGAACGAGCTTCTACCGTCCCAATTTCCATTTTGAAAATTGGACATATTTTCATAGCCAGAAACTTGATAACTAAGCAACTCTGATAAGGTATATTTTAGTTCTTTATTTTCGGTTAAAAGTTTAGCATTTACAGCATTGTGAGCTATTTGTATAAGCACTTGATTCAGGCCCTTATATCTGTTAATATAAGGAGTTGTAACACAAAATCAACTAAAAGTAAAGCAAAATGTTAAGTATTACCTATATTTCCCCAAAAAAGTTAAAAAAGAATCAATGGAATACTAACAAGGTATCTATTGAAAACGAAGAAAAACTAGATAAATCATTAAAAGAATATGGTTTATTTAAACCAATTTTATGTAGAACAGTTAATGACGAATTAGAAATTATTGGCGGAGAACACCGAGTTGAATCTGCTATTCGTAACGGAATCTCTGAAATCCCTATTATTAATCTTGGTAACATATCCGATGATAAAGCCAAGAAAATGGGTTTAATAGATAATGGTCGTTATGGTTCCGATGACTTTGTTGAATTACAAGAATTAATTAATTCTTTAGAATCTCCGAACGAATTACTGGAAGTTTTACCTTATTCCTTGGAAGACTTTGAAGGAATCTTTAAAGCTGATGAAATTGATTTAGATAATATCCCCTCTTTTGAAGAAAATTCCGAAATTGAAGATTCAGACGAAACAGAAAATAATTTTGTCCAAAAATTACCGGAAACCCACGCGATTGTAAAATTCAAGATTCCTTTAGAATTTTTACAAGATTTAAACAACAAAATTAAAAATAAAGAGCAAGAGCTGAATACAGAATACGGCGATTCTTTAGTTAACGCCGGAAATGCTTTGTTAGCTTTGTTATTTGGAGACAATTATGGCAAGTAAAGATAAACCCGTATTTGATAATTGCCGCGCCGGAACAATCATTAATTCCGAAGCAGCTTTTTACAATTCTCTGTTTAATGAATCTATTTACGAAGAAAAAGATGATTCGGATTACTTTGAAATGTACAAACAACAAAATACAAAACAAAATTATGATGAAGAAGAATAATAAAGTAGGTTTGAAAGATATAAGAGATTCCCTTCCTCCGGAAGTGAATTATATTATATATAACACATTTTTAAGCCCAAAGTGGAAAAGATTCTTGGTAACATTTTGTTACAATGTGTTATCTTATTGATTTTACTTAATTCTTTTTTTAATTAATTTTTATTAGAAGATATTTAAAAAATACAACTAGAGGTGTTTAATGAGCAAAGATAATTTTCCAGTTCGTATGGTAGAGATTAATAAAATTATCCCTTATGACAGTAATGTAAAAATTCATGACGACGAACAAATTGAAAAATTGGCTAATAATATTAAAAAATTTGGTTTTGACCAGCCGATTGTAGTTGACAAAGACAATGTGATAATTAAAGGGCATGGCAGACGATTAGCTTGTTTAAAATTAGGTTTAGATAGAGTTCCGGTTATTGTTCGAGACGATTTAACTAAAGAAGAGGCTGATGCAGCTCGTTTGTCAGACAATAGAGTTACTTCATCTGAGTATGATATTGAGGGTTTGCAAGCAGAACTTGAAAGATTATCTAACGACTTTGACTTTAAAAGCTTGGGTTTTGACGAAAGAGAACTTAATTTTTCTATTGATAACATAGATATTGAAGGCGAGTTTGTTGATAATATAGAACAAGCAATGAATGAATATGATGAAGAAACACAAGAAAAAGTAGCAGAAAGTAATACAATAAATATTACCAAAGCTTTGGGATTCAAAGAAATAGACGCGAATAGTGCTTTCGATATTACTAAGTTTGTTGACATGGCAACCATTAAATATGGGGCTGAACCGAACGAATCTTTTTGCAGAGCTATTAGAGCAATAGTCGAAAACGGAGAGCTTAAATGATTTATACGATTAATAAATCTTTTGAAACTCAAACAAAATGCACAGATAGGGTAATAGAAGTTGCCGAAGCGTTTGGTTTGGGCTTAGATGACAAGAAGTTTGTTCTTTATGATAATATTCAGATTGATGTAAATGACGGTGATGTAATTTATATTAACGGGCAATCTGGTTCTGGAAAGTCGGTTTTATTAAAAGAACTAGCTTTGGAAATGCAAAAAACGGGTAAAAAAGTTGCCAACATCGAAAGTGTCGTTTTTAGCCCCACAGAGCCGGTTATTGACCAAGTAGGTAGGGGTATGCACGAAGCTATAGATTTGCTATCTAAAACCGGAATAAATGACGCTTATATCTTAATTAGAAAGCCGGGGGAATTATCTGACGGTCAAAGGTATAGATTACAGCTTGCAAAATTAATAGAAGAAGATGCCGATGTTTGGGTTGCTGACGAATTTGGAGCTGTTTTAGATAGAGTTACCGCCAAGGCAGTAGCATTTAATATGCAAAAAGTTGCAAGAAAATTAGGTAAAACATTAATAGTTGCAACAACTCACACTGACTTAAAAGAAGAATTAGCTCCAGATTTAGAGATTTATAAAACATATCAAGATAAGGTAATGATAAATGGAAGAGCTTGTAATTAAGAGAAATCCGAATCCAAAACCTACATTTACCATTATGAAAGATATAATGGTTGAAAAGGGTACTATAGAAGATTGGTATTTATTGAGAAACCTCCATTATAAAGCCCATATATTACCGGTAGGTCCAAAATTTTATAAATTAACTTTGCATGGAGAAACCATAGGCGTATTGGTAATGTCTTCTCCAAAATTATTGCTTAAAGAAAGACATTTAATCTTTCCGAAGCTTGGTTCTGGCGGAAATAGCAGAATAACTAACCAAATGAGAGCTAAATGGATTAACAAAAATATGCGGATTATTTCTCGTTTAGTTTTGGACACAAGATTTAGAGGAATTGGGTTGGGTTATCGTTTTCAGAATATTGCTTCAAGAATGGAAAATATAAAATATATTGAAATTCAATCTTCAATGAGTAAATATAATATGTTTGCAACCAAAGCTGGTTTTAAATTTGTAAAACCAATGAGAAGCAATTTTTATGACAAAGGAATGGAGTTTTTCAAGAAGGAGTTTAAAAGCAATCCCGCAAATTATGTGGATATGTTAAATGAATTTCGTTCTTTATCTCCAGAAATGCAAGAACAAAAAATAGAACGTATGAAAGAGTTTTATGAACGTTCTTCTGCCATGGAACAAACAGGTGACCACCGATTTGCAGAAGCCAAACGAGTATATAAATTTGGCCCAGAACGTTTATTAAAATATTTACAGCAGTTAGTGTTAGCCAGCCCATTATACGGAATTTATGAGAATCCGGATTACGATAGAGAATTGCCGGATAAAATCCCCGTATTGGCTTTTGATAATCAAGACACAAGAACACCTTTGAAATTGTGAGGAACTATGCAGAAAAGAACTAAATTAACTGAGAAACAAAAAAACCTTTTAGGAGTAATCATTAAAGGCAATATTGACGGTACATTGTGCGATATTGACCAGATTTTAGAAAAAATAGATTATACAACCACAAAGGAAAGTCTTCAATTTAGTTTGAGGTTTTTGGTTGAAAGAGAATTAATTCGCAAAGCTGGTAGAGAGCAAAGAAGGGGACGATTGAGGGTTTTATATCAACCTTTATCTGATGCTTTCAGGGCATTATAAGGAATTTATAAATGGCAAATGATAATTACAATCCGATTAAGTTAAAAAAACAAGACATCGTAGAAATGGTTACCATGTACGAAAGTGGTAACTATACTCAAGAAGAATTAGGAAAAAAATTTGGCATTTCTGTTCCAACGGTTATTAAGATATTAAAAGCCAATAAAGCTCAAAAGGGTATTTCTGGGGCAGAAATCGTTGAAAGAGTAAAACAAAAGATTGATTCTGAATATAATCAAGAAAAAGAAAAATACGCCAAAGATGTAAAAACTAGTAAAAACGAATCTCTGCTTTGGGCCAGAATGGTCGGTATGGCAATAGGTAAAGAGGTTCAAAAGTTAATTACTAGCGATTCTCCGAAAATTGTCGAAGAAATAAGTGCGAGAATAAAAGCTTTGAAAGACGCTTCTGTTGGTTTGAATAACGTTATGATACAAAGGTGGCGTTCTCTTAACATTGATGAAAATCAAGAAGAAGATTCGATTCCTAATTTGGTTATTGAGGACTTAACCGAAGAAAAACTGAAAGAAATTCATAAAAGAACGAGATTTCAGAATAACGCTGAATTAGAAGAACAGCAAGAAGAAGAATTTGATTTGGAAAAATTAAAAATGGAATTAGAGAAAGAAAATGTCTAAAGATAGATTAGTTTTTAATGTACATCCCGGTCAAAAGGAAGTTATGCACTTTAAATCTCGTTTTAAAGTTATTGTTGCCGGTAGACGCTGGGGAAAATCAAAATTAGCTGCCGTATCTTTAGTTCAAGCTGCCGCAAGTAGAGCAAAGTCTTTAGTTTGGTATGTAGCTCCAACTTATGGTATGTGTAAATCTATTATGTGGCTTGATTTGATTGAAATAATCCCTAAAAAGTGGATTAGAAAGTCAAATGAAACTATCCAGTTTATTGAATTGGTTAACGGCTCAAGAATAGAATTAAAAGGTTGCGATAAACCGGATTCTCTCCGTGGTGTAGGTTTGCACTTTTTGGTAATTGATGAAGCACAAGACATTAAAAAAGAAACTTGGACAACAGTTTTAAGACCTACCTTGTCAGATAAACAAGGTGGCGCTTTAATTATTGGTACTCCCAAAGGTTTTAACTGGTTATATGACGTTTATCAAGAAGGACAAAAACCAGTTAATAGAAAAAATGGTTTATGGGCTTCTTGGCAGTTTCCAACAATGACTTCTCCTTTTATTCCGCCAGAAGAAATAGAAGCGGCTAAAAGAGATATGGACGAAAAGGTATTTAACCAAGAATTTAATGCTTGTCATTTACCAAATACACAAGTTAGATTGTTTGACGGAACATCTAAAGCCATTTCTGAATTAAAAGCCGGAGATAAATTAAATTATCTTAATGATTCTGGCGTTTTGGAAGAAATAAAAGTGTTAGATGGTGGTTATACTGGTGTTAAAGATATTATAGAAGTTACTTTAGAGAATGGAGAAACTTTTTCTGCAAGTTATAATCACAAAGTCAAAAACACCGAGTTAGGGCAAGTTCAATTAAAAGATGCAGAATATTTAGAATACACGCCGATAGGAATTCCTGCGGGAAGTAGAGCAGAGTATTATTGGTTAAAAAATAGATATGTTATGAGCAAGAAGCAGGCCCGTAATATCACAAACCAATCAGCACCCTTTGTTGAGTATGAGGAATGGCTTGCACAACGTTGGAATAAATTCACCAGAACTTTAAAACTTTTAATTATAAAAAAAGAATTAAAACCACAACAAGAAGTTTATAATATTAAGGTTAGTAGCCCCGATTCTAGTTATGTGTTAGATTCTGGTTTATTGAATTATAATTGTTTCGAGACGATGACCGGTAGAGTATATTTTCCGTTTGATAGAAGAATACATACCGGCTCTATGTATAAATTTGTTCCAAATAAACCTATATTTGTTGGAATGGACTTCAACGTAACCCCTATGACGGCAGTAATTTTGCAACCGCAATATAATGGAGAGCTATGGGCAGTTGATGAAATTTTTTTATATAATTCTTCAACAACTGAAATGGCAGATGAAATAGAAAGACGCTATTGGCGATATATGAATCAGATTAGTATATTTCCAGACCCTGCCGCCAATTATAGAAATTCTTCACGAGGAGAAACAGATATAGATATTTTACGGCAAAAGGGATTTAAGAAAATCTATTTTCGGAAGAAACACCCAGCGGTTCAAGACAGAATTAACGCCGTTAATAAAATGCTTAAAAGCGCAGATAGTACGGTTAGATTGTTTATTAATGATAATTGCAAGCATTTAATTGATAGTTTTGAGCAAACTCTCTATAAAGAAAATTCTAAAGAAGTAGATAAGACTCAGAACAAAGAACACATTACTGATGCTATTGGCTATTGTATTGAATATACTAACCCTGTTCGCTCAAATATACATATTGCAATGTCGATTTAGCTTGTTGTATAATATAGGCAATTAGGAGATTTTATATGCCATTAGATTATAGTGCTTTAGTTGCAAGACGACACCCCTTTTATAATGAGTTAAAAGAAAGAGCAGATTTTTACGAATCTACTTATAAAGGTGGCCCTAAATGGTTTGAACACAACATTTTTAAATATACTAAAGAAGGCCCGAAAAGCTATCAGGCGAGGATTAAACGTGCTTATCGTTTTAATCACACCAAAGAAGTTGTGGACGCTGTAACTAAATATATTTTCAAGACAAATGTTGTAAGAAGCGATGATGCACCAGAATTTATTCAAGATTTCTGGAAAAATACGACAATCTATGGCAGAAACATTGATGGATTAGCTAAATCTATTGACAGAAATACTTCTATTTTTGGAAGAATTTATGTTGTGGTCGATTCAAAAGCTAATGGCGCTATCGTTAATGTTGAAGATGAAAAAAATCAAGATTTCAAAACTTATGCTTATATTGTTAAGCCGCAGCACGTTTTAGATTTAAGTTATGATGAATTTGGCGAATTAAATTGGATTTTAATTTATGAACCGTTTAGAAACGATTCAGACCCGTTTAATTCTGACGGAAAAATTATTAAAAGATTTAGATTATGGACTAGAAAAGAGTGGCATTTAATAGAGTTTTCTGGAGATGCAACTACCGGAAACGGCGTTTTGGGTGCTGCAAAAATAACATCTGGAATACATAATTTGGGTGTTGTCCCGGTTATTCCGGTAGACGGAACTCAAAGCGATGACATCTATAGTTCAACTCCTTTAATTTCTGATATTGCTTATTTAGATAGGGCTGTTGCCAATTATTTATCAAACTTAGATGTTATTATTCAAGACCAAACATTTAGCCAGTTGATTGTTCCTTCTCAAGCTTTGCCAGAGGGAGAAGATGGGTATAATAAAATTGTTGAAATGGGTACTAAATCGGTATTTACTTTTGACGGAACGGCTGGCATGAAGCCGGAATATATTTCTCCTGACCCGAAACAAGCTCAAGTTCTGTTAGATGTTATTAACAAAATTATCGGAGAGATATATAACAGTATTGGTATGGCCGGAGAAAGAACAAAACAAGATAATTCGGTTGGTATCGACAATAGTTCTGGCGTTGCCAAGGCGTATGATTTTGAAAAAATTAATACTTTATTGGCTTGCAAAGCAAGAAATTTAGAAGACGCCGAAAACAAAATAGTTCATTTAGTTGCTAAGTGGCACGGAAAAGAAAATGAATTAATGGATAAAAAATATGTGTTATATTCCGAAGACTTTGATGTTAAAGGATTATATGATGAATTTGAAATTGCTTCTCAATTAACTTTATTAGATGCTCCTTTTGATGTACGCAGAGAACAAATGAAAGTCGTAATTAATAAGTTGTTCCCTCAATTGAAAGAAGATTTAATTAAGAAAATGGAGAGCAGTCTTAAAAATTGGCCGCAAGATGTTGTAGAAATTACTGAAACGATGAGTAGAAGCGAAGGTAATAATGTACGAAATCTTATGACCAAATCGGCAAAAGATAAAAACGAATCTTCTGCCGAAAAAGTAGAAAAAACCGCTACAGGTTCAAGACAAGGGCAGGTAACGGATAAAACAGACAAAAATAGTTGATTTTCTTCTATATTATAGGATATGATATAAACATCGTCTAAGATAACTGGCGATTTTTATACAAAGTCAACAAAGATTAGTTGTGGTGCAACAAAGATTAGCCAAGAGAAAGGTAAAATAAAATGACAAAAAAAACTATCACTAAAATTGTTAAAGATGAAAACGGTAACGATGTTGAAGTTACGGAAGAAGTAGAAGTTGTTACTGATAATGATAATTCGGATAACAATGGTGGTGAACCCCAGATTACAGCTCCGGTAGATAAAATTAAACAGGCTTTGGACGATAAAGACAAAGAAAAAGAAAAGACCAAAGAAACAGACAAAAATAATGAAAACACTTCTGTAAATGAAGAAGTTGAAAAATTAAAAAAAGAGAAAGCCGATTTATTAAAAGAAGTTATGGCTAAAAAGGAAAAGTTGAAAGAATATGAAGGAATTGACGCTTCCGAAGCCAAACGTTTATTGAAAGAAAAGAAAGATGCCGAAGAGGCCGCCGCTGCTGCTGAAAAAGAAAAATTAGAGAAAGAAAATAATTGGGAAGCTCTTAAAAAGCAAATGGTCGAAGAAAACGACAAAGTTATTAAAGGTTTGAATGACCAGATTACTGCTTTAAAAGAGGAATTAGAAAACAACAAAAAGGAACGTGAAACTTTATTTATGAATAATAAATTTGAGGAATCAAAGTATATTCGTGAAAATTTGGTTTTATCTCCAAATAAAACAAAAGTTTTATATGGTTCTTATTTTGAAGTGGAGAACGGAGAGCTTGTAGCTTATAATTCTCCTAAAGGCTCTAGTAATAGAGTTCGACTTGTCGACGCTAATGGCAACAATTTAGAATTTGATAAAGCTATCGAGAAAATTGTTGGTCAAGACCCAGACAAAAATACTTTGTTGAAATCTAAAGCTCATGTTGGCGCTGGCTCTAATGTAAATATTACCGGAAATGGTGAAGCATTAAAGCAGAAAATGTCAACTTATGAAAAGATTCTTCAAGGATTGAATAATGAAAAATAATTATAGCATAGCGCTTTCGTGATGTGCTATAATTATATAGAAAAACAACTAACTATATAGTAGGAGTATTTAAATGCCATTACTGAAAGTAGAAGCTGAAAAGTTGTCTAACAATATGCTGGAAGCTGGCGTTATTGAGGAAATCATCGACCGTGATGACCTTTTTGCCATTTTCCCGTTTATGAGAGTCAACGGAAAGGCTTATGTCTATAACCGTGAGAAAACTATTAGTGAAGCTCCATTCGTAGACCCGAACGAAGCTATCACGGAAGGCGCAGCTACGTTTGATGAAGTTACCACGACATTAAAAATCATCGCTGGTGACGTTGACGTAGATAAGTTTTTACAAACAACTATGGGTGATACCAACAACCAGAAAGCTATTCAGATTCTGGAAAAAGCTAAAGGCTTGGCTCGTCAGTTCAAGAGAACCTTGATTACTGGTGACTCTAACACCAACTCTAAACAATTTGACGGTTTAGAAAAACTGTGTGTTGCTGACCAAGTTTTAACTGCTGGTGACGGAACAACTTCTGCTTCCTTAACATTAACATTATTGGATGAATTGCTGGATAAGATTCCGCTGGGCGCTGATTGCTTAATCATGCGTGGCGAGCATATTCGCGCTTTCCGTACTTTAATGCGTGCTGCCGGTGGTAACACAGCGGTTGATTTAATGTTGGAAGAATTTGGTCGTCCGATGTTAACTCACAATGGCGTTCCTATTTTGCGTAACGATTTCATTCCTGAATATGAAGTTGGCTCCGAAGATTCTAAAGTAAAATGTGCTAACATTTATGCTGCTCGCTTCAACGAAGTCAACGGTGTTCACGGTATTTACGGTGGTGATAACGCTGGTATCGTAGTTGAAGAAATCGGTACTGTTCAGAATAAAGACGCTACTCGTACCCGTGTTAAATGGTACGTTGGTACTGCTCTGAAAGCTACTCACGCTTTGGCGATGATGAAAAACGTCGCTATCTAATCCTTGATTTTATAGGAAAAAAGTGTATAATAGGATTATGTGGAAACGCATAATCCTATTATTTATTATGGAGTACGAAATGAAACTTAAACTTATCGGAAAACAATTTGTTAATTTTACTGGTCAATTGGGTTCTATTAATTGGGTTAATGGTGTATCTGAGACAGATGTTGACCCTATTGAAGCGAATCGAATTGCTAGTATTGTAGGGGCTAAATTTTTAGATGGTAGTGACGCCTCTGAATGTGATAAAATTATTAGTATAAAGAATATGGAATCGCCATATAGACAACAATCTCGCCCCTTGACAGTAGAAGAAATCAAAGAACTGGAAAAAGAAAAAAATAAGAGACCCTTAGATTTTATTAAGCCGAAAGAAGCTAAAGCAAAAACTCCCAAAGTCAAAATCTACACTAAAGAAGAATTAGAGAAGATTGCTGACGAAAAAGGTATTAGTGGCTTGAGAGATATTGCTGTTCAATTTGGTGTTACATCCAACAGTATTTCTTCTTTGATTTATAAAATCTTAGACAGACAAGAAAGAACAAAACAATCGAAGATTATACCTCATTATGAAGATGAGACAGATATAGAGGATTAAAATGGAAAAATTTGCGGCTGGAACAGATTGCGTTTTAACCTATAACTTAGAAGAAAATGGTTATACCGATGTCACTAAAGTAACTTGGCAGTTAGTAAACGCCAAGGGAGAAAATCTAACATCGGGGGTTTTATATGGTGAAGAACCTACGCCGCCAGAAGAAACTACACAAGCCGAAAATGAAGATAATAACGAACCTGTAGAAGAAAACGTTTTATCTTGGAAAATAGAAGCTCAATATAACAACATCGAAGAAAACAAAGATTTAGATTATAGACGGGTGATTTTGAACATTACAGATTCAAATTCAACCTCTATTGTATTTATTGAGTATTTGCTTGTGGGTACTGTAGAATTAACACCTATGGTTAATTCTTATCAAACTTATGGCGAAGCGCAATTAACAGCCGCAAAAATTTCTGGTTTACAAGATTGGGAGCTTGTTCCAACCGAAGATAAAATATCGGCATTAATCACCGCTTATAAAAAAATAGGTAAATTAAACTTTATCATTCCGGGCGAAACTTGTGAAGATACTGTTGAAATTTCTAATCTTAATTCTTTAACTGTTGAAGAATTTGAGGCTTTAGACCCCGCATTTGTTGATGCCATTAAAAGAGCACAGGTAGTAGAAGCCAATTCTGTAAGTGGTTATAATGCCGCAGAAGAAATGAAACGTAATAACATTCTTTCTTATACTATTGGCGAAACGTCACAGATGTTTAAAACCGGTAATACATACGTTAGTTATTTATCTTCTGATGTTATGGATATTTTAAGCGGTTATGTTGTTAGAAAAATGAGAATAGCAAGGTCGTCATGAACATTTTAGATATAGATTCGGAAGTAAAACAAATTACTAAACAGTTTGAAGCTTTGGTTAATTTATTTGATGTCAAATCTAATCTTGAAAAAGATAAAATATATAATTTATCTGACGTTATGAAATCGCGTGAAGAAGCGAAAAAAATTATTGCTGAATATTCGTTGGTTAATAATGATTTTTTAGCTAAAATAACCGATGAAGCTATTAAAAATAATTGGCAATCAAGTGAATCGGCAGAAAAAATTTTTTCTATTTATTCAGCAAAACTTAATGCGAAAATATCTGAAAATATAAATCTTTTATTGGCAAAACATATTCATAATGCCAAAAGCATGGTTCTTGGTTCTAAATCAGCCAAAGTATTGCGGTTGTTAAAATATTCTCACAATACAATTACAGACGCTGCCCAAAGAAAAATTTCATTAGTTGAAAAATTTAGAAAAGATATAAGAAAAGTATTAATTGATTTTTATAACGATATGAAATTGTTTGGCGCTTATAATAATGGCAAAACTTGGGCTTATACACTTAATGAATTAGGCGAAACATATAAACGTTTCTTAATATCTGATTATATCAAAACAGATTTGAAAGATAAAATTTTTCATCCAAACGTTAGAAGTTTGGCTTATGTGGAGGACTAAATGGCTTTTATTCCGAATACAACTTGCTTGTTATATAAAAATATTGGTTATAATACCTTTGGAGAGCCAAAATTCGGCCGTGGAGAGCTAACTCGATGTGCCATAGTGAAACTTATCGGAGCAGACGAAAAAACGACTGTACGGAGCGATATTGCCGCTTCTAAAAGTCATGCTATAGACGACACTGTAGACGCTAAAATCTTGTTTAAGTCAAACTGTAAGGTTGAAAAGGGTGATAAGGTCGAAATCTGGGGATATACAATTACTATTACAAAAAAGCACCCTCGATTAAACATTTATGGCAAATTAGACCATTATGAATGTGATGGAGTAATTTTATGACCTTAAAAGTTACAGGATTAAAGAATTTGGTAGTTAGGTTAAGAGCTACAAGACAAGTTATTAATCCGACAATTAAAGCGGCAACTAAAGAAGCAGCGGAAATAGTCAAAAAAGAATCGGAAGAAAACGCTCCTGTTTTAACTGGTGAATTGGAAGCTTCTCATAAAGTTAATGAAGTTTCTTCTGCCCCCGATGTTGCTATATATACCGTAACTTTTAATGCCATTAACCCAACAGACGGTTATGATTATGGTGTGGCTATGCACGAATCGGTTTATAATTTAGGGCCAGAATCTATTAAAAAAGAAAAAGCCAACGGTCATATAGTTGGTAGAAAATTTTTAGAGCGAGCAGCTAATGATAAAGAAGAGGAGTGTATAGAATTAGTGCGAGACGCTACTAAAAGAAAAATACGAAAGACTTTTGAAAATGTTTAAAATAGAAACTATTGCCAAAATATTAGAAGAAAATAAATATGGAAAGATTGGTAAAACCATATTTGTTAATACAATGCCGGAAGGAAACGAAGGAATTTTAATTCTGGAACAAACTTATGGAAATACAGTAGACCCACAACTTCCTAAGTATTATAACGACTCTGGTTTTCAGGTTATTGTCCGCAATAAAAAGTTTGAAACGACTAGGCAAATAGCGTATAATATAATGGAAACATTGACAATAGAACAGAGTAAACAAGTTGATAATATTTGGGTTAATCAATGTTATGCTAAACGATTGCCGCAAATCTATGCTAGAATGGAAGGCAATATGTTAGAGGGGAGCATAAATTTTGCCCTAAATTATGTAGATAACGAATCTTTTGCAAGAGGTTAAAATAAATGTCTGAAATACAACAATCTAATACGGAAAACGTAAAATTAGGGCCTTGTAAGATTACTTATGATGGAGTAGACCTTGGTTATACTAAAGGCGGCGTTGAAGTTACCGTAGAAACTTCTACTTATGAAGTTACTGTAGACCAGTTCGGTGAAGCTCCAATCGACGAATACATTACTGGTCGTACTGTTACTGTTTCCGCTCCTTTGGCTGAAACAACAAAGGAAAATCTGGAACGTATCATGCCGGGAGCTTCTTTAGTTAATGACGGCGCTGTTGCTGCTTCTGGTGAAATCGCTGTTAATACTAATCCGACCGCAGATGAAACTTTAACAATTAACGGTGTTACTTATACGTTCAAAGATAGCGCTTCGTTAGATAACGATATTGCTATTGGTTCAGGCGCTAATGCTACTGCTGCGGCTATTCAAGTAAAACTTAGCGCTTCTAGTGAGCCGAAAGTTGCTGTTGCCGAATATGCTATTGACGAATCTGTTGAATCGAAAATTGTTGTTACTTATAAAACAACCGGTGAAGCAGGTAATAAATTTACAATGGCTACAAATTCTACAGGTTTAACAGTTTCTCCGAATTTAGCTGGCGGTGCAAATGGTGCTGAACGTGTAGAAGTTACTAACGCCGTTGGCGCTTCTTTGTTGAAGTCTGCTAAACAGTTAAGACTGCACCCGATTGCCAATGCCGATGACGATTATTCTGACGATTTCGTCATTCCGGCTGCTGGTGTTGCTGGCGGTATGAACTATTCCTACATGATGGACCAAGAACGTACATATCCGACTGAATTTAAAGGCTATCCGAAGAAAATTAACGGAAAAGATGTTCTTTTCTATGTAGGTGCGCCTATCGAGGAAGAGGGGACTTCTCTCTAATTTAATTAGGGGGCGGTCATCGCCCCCAACTTTTAACAAACAGAGGAAACACAATGTCAAAATTTATTAATCTGGATGAATTTACCACTAAAGCTCAAAAACAGTTTCAATATGAAGGCAAGACATACGATATTAGACCTTTAGGTGTCGGCGCTTATATCGAAATTCTTAATAAGAGACAGAAGTTTGAGGAATTGGGAGAAGACGTTAATCCGTCTGATATTTACGAATTAACAGTTTCGACTATCAAACAATGCGTTGATATGCCGGATGAAGATATTGAAAAAATGACGATTCCGCAGTTGATGGCTCTGGCTAAATTTGTACAAGAAGCCGACGAGGACACGAAAGAAGTTGAGACTGAAATGGGAAACTAAATGGCGGTAGCGTCATTCATACGGTAGATTTTGCATATATATTAGGAAATTTTATTCGATTCTACCGTATGAGTTTTCAAGACGTTATCGCAATGCCATTAAAGTCTTTCTGGGCTTTGTATAAACAAATAGATAGAATAAGAGCTTCGGAAGATTTACATACCTTATCTGTTCCTAGTTTTGGAGCCTCTAAAGAGCAAGTTGATAAATTCGTTTCAAATGCGCAGAAAGCATTTGGACATCCAATTGTATATGATACAAGACAAGAAACCTTAGACCGCAAAGGTTTAGAGAAGTTAAGGAAAATAAGATATGGCTAAGACTGGTGGTTTTTCTAAAGCTGATGTTGTAATTATGTTTGAATCCAATGCTCAAGCTGTGGCAAAGGGTTTTGACCAGTTAAACACTCAATTTTCAGAAATGAATCAGTTGCTCAGGGCTTCTGTTACGGCTACAAAAAAGCAAACAGACGCTATGTCTAAGCTGTATAAACAACAAACTAAAGTTGAGAAATCAACTAAAGGCATGGTTACTCATCTTAGAGATTGGATGATTGTAATTGGTCAGGCGAGAGCTGCTTTTCTTAACTTAAAAATGGTTACTACCGATATTTATGGTAGTATTCTTGGTGTATCTTCTCAATTTGAACGTTTAAGAAAATTAATGGAGGGTTTGTCTAAACAGACAGAACCCGTTGCTCGTTTACAAGAAGTTAACGAGAAAATGGAGTATTTATTAAATTTATCTAAAAATGCTCCATTTGCTATTTCCGAATTACAAAATGCTTTTATTAAATTCGATACAGTAGGGCTTCAACCAGCTAACGGTTCTTTAAATGCTTTAGTTGACGCAGTTGCGGCTTTCGGTGGTAGCGGACAAGAATTAGAACGTGCTGGTGTTGCTATTCAACAGATGATGGGTAAAGGCGTTGTTTCTATGGAAGAATTACGCCAACAGTTAGGTGAAGCTGTTCCAACTGCTATGAAAGCAATGGCTGACGCCGCTGGTATGTCGGTTGGACAATTAACTAATTTAATTTCTAAAGGTGTTGTAGAAAGTAAATCTGCTATAGCATTAATGCTTGGAGAGTTTTCTCGCTTATATGGTGGTGCCGCTCAAAGTATGATGGAAACGGCAAGCGGTTTAATTTCTAAATTAAGAACAGAATTTACTTTATTTGTTAACGAAGCGGCAGAAAAATCGGGTTTAATTGACAATATTAAAGAAAGAATAAAATCACTTATTGAGTTTTTAGATTCTCCAGAAGCTTTAGAAGCTGGGAAAAGCATTGCTGCTACATTAAATGTTATTTTAAATGCTATGTCTCCTTTAATTGGGCTTATAGCTAGTTTAGGCAAAGAAATTGCTTGGATATTTAATATTATTGTTACTAAAAATTTATTTCTGAAAATAGCTAGCGGTTTTAAATTGGTTGAAGCAACGGCAGGTGGCGTGGTTGTTTCTAAAGGTTTAAAAGGTTTTCTTTCTTATATTAAAGAAACTTATAAATCTGGTAAAGAAGTAACAACTCTTATGGGTGTAGAGTATTCTGCTGCTGCCAATGTTTTCGCTACATCAACAGCTATTATAAAAAAAGCACTAACAGGTTTGTGGACTGTTGTTGCTGCTAATCCGATAGGTGTATTAATAACAGCTATTTCTGGTTTAATAGTGGCTTGGGAAGCTTGGACAATTAAAACAGAAAAACAACGTGCTGCTGTCGAACAATTAAATAAAGAATTAAAAGAAATGAATCTGCTTATAGAAGCTGGTAAGCCGGGAATTTCTGAATATAATAAATCTACTTATGAAACCGCTAAAGATGAGTTAGATAATGTTACCGAGCAATTAGAATCTAATTTAATAAAAATTAACGGTTTACAAAATAGAATAAAAGCTCTTGGCGCGATTGGTATTAATGACACAAAGGGTTATCAAGAGCTTTGGCAATTGCAAAAAGAAAACGACGAATTAAAAGCTAGAATCCCTCTTTTGCAACAAATGATTGATTTGCAAAGAGAACAAAAGGCAATAGAAGCAAGCAAAAACACTAAATATTATAAAGACATAGTAGAAGATGTAAATAAATCTAGAGATGCCTTAAAAGCTTGGTATGCCGAACAAAGTCAAGCAATTGATAAAGAGGAAGATTCTATTGAAAGAGCAAGAAAAAGAAGTGCTTTATTAGACGAATATAATTTAAAATTATATGATATTAAATTTAGTATTTTAGAAGCGCAAGATGCTATTGCGAATAGTAATTTGCCAGAAAAATTAAGAAATAATCTTGTAACTGCCATTGGAAATCTTTTTACTACTTTGGTAGAAGAAACTAATATAGCATTAGATAAAATAGATTTAAGAATTGTCGAATCTAGAACTAGATTAGAAGCAATACAAAAAACATTTGTTTCAACATATACCAAAATGTTGGCTGCGTCGGAGAAGAACAAATTTGTTGCAGATACTCCGGATATGAGACGTATTTATAAAGCTCAAGCAGAAGAACAAGCAAGGGTTATTGTAGAAAATGCAAAAAAAGCTGGCAAAAACGAAGCTGAAATTTATGAAATATTAACCAAAGAAACAGGAAAGCTTACCGATAGATTAGCTAAATTAAATGAAGAAAGACAGAAAAGTGCATTTAATTCTAAATTACAAGCTAAAGCAGAAGACAAAATTATTGAAACTGCTACAAATTACGCAACTCAATTAGAATTGTCTCAAAAGTTACAAGCAGAAGGAGTAGACCTTACTAGTGCAGAAGTAGCTTTATATGGTCAGTTATATGCCAAGACAGTTAAATTGACAGAAGCTAAACGAGAAGAATTAAAAGCTACTATAGAGAAAACAGTTGCTGTTAAAGAACACACCAAAGGTCTGATTGCATTAGATAAAATGACTAATGAAATCGAACAGGGCTGGGCTAACTTACAAGCTTCAAAAACGGATAATCTTGATGATTATTTAAAATTGGTTGTATCTAACGCCAAAAAAGAATTGCATTACGACAGATTAACTGCGGAAGAAAAATTAAGAGCCGATAAGCTTATTGCGGATAAAAGAGCTTTTGCAGAAGCTGATTGGAAGGATAAACATAAAACAGCATTACAAGAAACCTTAGAGGAGTGGAATAATTTTGGTCGTCAAATAGATGATGTATGGAGTAGTACATTTGAAAATTTATCCGACGCTTTATATGACTTCACTCAAACTGGAGAGTTTAATTTTAGAAATTTTGCCAATTCTATTATTCAAGAATTAACTAAAATAACTATTAAAGCAACTCTCGCTAAAGCAGCTATGTCTGCACTAGGCATGAACGAATCTGGAAAAAGCGATACCACATCTGGAAATATGAGTGGCGGTATATTTGGCCTTTTAGGTAGCTTGGGGGATATGTTTACGAGCGGAACCTCTGGCGGAATTGAAGGCGCTTTTTCTGATATGGGTTTTAGTCAAAATTCTATTGCAAACGGGTCTTTTGGTAGTTTAGAAGAATATGATAAAATATTCGGCGCTATGATGAATCATACTGGCGGAATAGTTGGTAAAGAAGGAATGACTAGAATGGTAACGCCAGAAATGTTTGCTGGAGCAACAAAATATCATGACGGGGGTGTTGCGGGCTTGAAATCTGATGAAGTTCCGACTATACTACAAAAGGGCGAAGGAGTATTTACCAAAGAACAAATGAAGGCTATGGGGAACTCTAAAGCTAATGTAACAGTAAATGTAATTAATAATACACAAGAACAAGTTACAGCACAACAAAGTCAACCACGTTTCGATGGTGAAAAAATGATTTTAGACGTTGTTTTGAAGAATATGAATCAACCCGGTTCTTTTAGAGACGGAATGACAGGAGCAATGAGATAATGGCTACTTTAACAATGCCTTTGCAAGAATTACAAGATTCGGCTAAATTTACAGAAGTAAAAGATAACCCAGCTATTGAATTACAAACCGACGGTGGTTATGAATATACTAGACCGCGTTATACTTCTGCACCTAAAAGAACTTGGACCATTGGTTTTACTAATATGCACCAAGACCAGAAAAAAGAGTTAGATAAATTTTGGGACGACGTTATGGGTGGCTCTGATGCTTTCTATTGGACAGACCCAACTTCTGAGGAAGAAGTATTGGTAAGATTTAAGTCTCAAATTACTTGGACATATAAAGGGGCTGGTAAAACGATTCGCTGGGATAGTGGTTCTATAACAATTAAAGAGGTATAGCAATGGCTAATTTTCTTAGTGTTGGTTCTGTAATTGAAAAGAATAAATTATTTTCAAATAAACCATTTTTAAATCTTATCGAAATAGATGTTACAGACCCTCGTACTCGCCAATTTATAGAAACTTTATATTTTGTGAACAATAAAGAAAATATTGAATATCAAGGTCATACTTATTTAGCTACATCTTTTGAGTTAGAAGTAAAAAAAACGGCAGATGAAGCTCCGACTTTATCTTTAACTTTTTATGACGCTACCAGAGCGGTAGAAGCGGCAATTCAAGAATATAAAGGAGCTACGGGTTTTAAAGTAAGAGTAATTTTCGTTAATACCGGAGCTTTAGACCAGCCGCCGGAAGTTTCAGAAGAATTTGAAATTTTATATACTTCTAATTCAAATTATGCTATTAACGTTACTTTAGGAGCCGAGAATCCATTAGATAAAAGGTGTCCGAGACGTTATTGTTATAGAGAAGTGTGTAGTTGGCTTTATAAAAGCGAACATTGTGGCTACAAAGGCGATTTAGAAACTTGTGATTATACTTTGTCAGGTTCTAATGGTTGTAGAGCGCATAATAACACTAAAAATTACGGTGGTTTTCCGGGGATTCCTCAATCATGATAGACTTTAGAGACTTATTAGACAAACATTATAAACTTGGTGGAAGAGGCCCGGATTATTACGATTGTTATGGATTAGTAAAGGAAATGTACCGTCGGCACGGTAAAGAAATTCCAGAATATTATAGTAATCCAGATTTTGCTGAAATAGCCAAAAAAGTTAATTTGGAAGCTGGTAAAGCTGATACTCGCTGGCATAAAATAACAAAAGAAGAATCTACAAGAGTTATACGAAATGCTTTTGGAGATATATATATTAAACCTCATTGCTTGATAGTTTTAAGAATGGGGAGATTTGGTTGTCACATAGGATTCATTCTAAATGAATTGCAATTTATTCATTGTTGGGATAGAGCCGATAGTGTTATAATAGAACGTATAGATTATTGGAAGAATAACATTTTAGGCGCTTACGATTATGAGTAATGTTTTAGAAGTAAAAGAACGTTATATAGATGTTGTTGTAATTCACAATCCTTTAGAGCCATACGTTTCAAGAAAAGTTGGAAAATTAATTTGGGATAATGATAAAACATTATATGATTATCTGTATGATTTACCCGAAGATTACGATTGGGTAATTATTTATAACGCTAAAGCAATTACTATAGAAGAAAGTAAAAAAATAAAACCATTACCAGATACTATGTTAATTGTATCTCCAAATCTTTTGGGTGGCGGAAGAAATAGTTCTGGTAAACAAACCTTTAGAATGATTTACGCTGCTTTAATAGTGGTGGTAGCAACGGCTGTCGGTTTTGTTGCATCTGGGTTTAACCCTGCTGGTGCCTTGGCTGGTTTCAAATTAGGTATGATGGCAGGGGGAATTTATACGACAGCTTCGTCTTTTATTTGGAATAGACCAGATTTAGGAAATAAAAAAGCTGATTCGTTTGAAGATACCTACGGTGTTGATGGAGCCAAAACTGTTGCAAAAGAAGGTATTCCTGTTGCTTTGTGTTATGGCGAATATAGAATTGCGGGCAATTGCATACAACTCAGAACAGAAAATGTTGGTGATACACAAGATTTTTATATCTTACAGGCTTTGAGTGAGGGCGAAGTCGAAGCTATAGAAAACATTTTAGTTAATGAGCAGCCGTTAAACCAGTTTTCAAATATCGAAATTGAAAAAAGATATGGTGTGCCAAATCAAGAAATCATACCTTGGTTTGATGATACCTATGTTTCGGAGTATAAAGGTGTAGAAATTACAACCGATTGGTTGTATATGCGGACAACTAATAAATTAGATAAATTTTCTATCGACATTACTTTTCCTTATGGTTTATATTATTCATACGTTAGCGAATCTGGCAATGGTAGCTCGGCGGGTGGTACTGTAACATTTCAAGTTGAATATAAATCTACTTCCGAAGACGACAATGGGTGGAAAAGACTTGGTTCAACAGTTTCTGGTTACATTAAAAACATTATTGAAATAAATGACGGTGACCAATTTGTTTTTGTTGATGAATATGGCGTAGAACATATTTACGCTTTTCATGGCGTTATTTATAAAGATTTCGATACTGTTTATGACGGCGAAACATTAAAACAAATATATATTTACGTTCCAATGGAACAATATAAAACAGAAGACGCTATTCAAAACTTTATCGAAGCAATGAAAAAAAGCTTTGTAGCTGTTTCTCCTACCGGCGTTGAATATCCTGTTCCTGCTCCAGATTTATTATGCAAGTATGATAAATATTCTAGCGGTATTTATAATTTAACATTTTTACCTTCTGGCTATACTTATAATTATTCTGCTTGGGATATTAAAGTTACAAATAATACTGCAACACCAGAATCTTTTGTTTCTCAAAACGGAAACAATATAACCTTAACGGGTTTTTCTACTAATCCGATTAGAAGAACTATTTCTTCTGGCCGTTTAAAAATGGATTATTATGATGTTAGAATTAGAAGAACCACGGCTAAAGCTCCAACGCAACAAGTTATAGGTAAATTTACGCATACTTCTTATACAGAAGCTATTTGGACAAATCTCAATGAAATTATATTAGATGATATTCAATATAATTATACTGCTTTAATGGGTGTAAAAGTCAGATTAGACGGACAATTAAGTTCAACACCAAATATTACGGCAGATGTAAAAGGTATTAAATGTGGACATTATGATTATGACGGAACTTTGTTAGAAACAAAATGGACTGTAAACCCAGCTTGGATTGCTGTTGACTTGTTAACTAACGAAAGATATGGTGGTTCGATAGACGTTTCTCGAATTGATATGCCTAAGTTTATAGAATGGGCTGAATATTGTGAAGAAAATGATATTGAATTTAATGGATATTTTTCCACCAATTCTAATCTTTGGGATGTATTAAAAAGTGTATTAATGGTTGGACACGCAAGTTTAGTAATTTGCGGAACTAAATTTTCTTTAGCTATTGATAAACCAAGAGAGGCAGTATATTTATTTAATAATTCTAATATTGTTAAAGATAGTTTAAGCACTAGTTGGTCGGGATTAGCAGATAGAGCTAATTCATTAACTTTAACTTATTATAACAAAGATGATAATTATAAGCAGACTAGTATAAAAATTGTAGATTCTGAAAGTGTTTCTTCGCAAAAAGAATTAAAAGAAATTTCTACTACTATTATGGGTATTACAAAAGAAGCTCAAGCAAGAATGGAATGTAAACGTTTATCTTTACGAAATAAATATTTACAGCAATCAGTTGAGTTTGCAGCTCCTATTGAATCTGTTGGTTGTAGTGTTGGCGATGTAATTATTGTTCAGCATGATGTTCCGCAATGGGGTTATGGCGGTAAATTAAAACCAAATAGCACTGTTGAAACTTTAAACTTAGACCGTACTGTTACGATGAAGGACGACCAAGAATATATGGTTTTAATTCATCACGACGCAGTTAAACGGTTAGACACCATTATTCAAAGCGTGGTAGGAAAATCAGTATTTATTCCGGGTAAATTTACAGAAAAAGCCAGACGTTTAATTTGTGATGATAAAGATATAGAAATCATGCAAATCATTCCGGGTTCTCCCTTTACTGAAATTATCGTTTCTAGTGCCGAAAATTTGGCCGCAGGGAGCAATATTGAGCTTTGGGACACAGATGTACTAGAAGAAGCAGAAGTTGTTACAGACGCTTATAAAGAGCTTTCTACTATTGTTTTACAAAATCCCTTAAAATGGGAACCGAAAACATTTTCTAATTGGCTGTTTGGATATAAAGATAGATACCAAAAGAAGTTTGCTATTACTTCAATGTCCGGTTTAAACACAGAACAAATTAAAATTACCGGTCAAGAATATTCAGACGCCTTTTATGATTATGACAATTATGAGGGCAATGACCCAATTATCTCGGATATTTCGACAAGAATAGAACCAGTTTATAACTTGTCGGCTACAGAAGAATTAATTAAAAACGGTTCTTCATTTACAACAGATGTAATAATTAGCTGGGACACAGCTTTACTTAATACATATTTTGGTGCAGATATATATATCAGAAAAACAGAGGAGTTACCTTTTAAAAAAATCGGCGAAGCGCAAAACGGTACATCGACGTACAGAATCCAAAACCTCAATGACGGAGATACTATCCAAGTTAAAGTCGTTGCTTACGACGGCGCAGGTCGTCGCGCTGATTTTAATGCTTCTCCGATTATATCTTACACAGTCTTAGGAAAGGATAAAGTTCCGGCAACACCTAAAAACTTTGAAATTCGCAAAACAAGTCAGGGTTTAATGTTGGCTTGGGATGTTGTTAATGAGGCAGACGTCGTTGGTTATATCATTAAATCCGGTACGGAATGGGTATCTGGAACGCTTATTGATGAAAATATTTCTAATAACCGTTATACAATTCAATATACAGAAGCCGGTACTAAGAATTTTATGGTTAAAGCCAAAGACGCTTTCGGAAACGAATCGGAAGCTCCAGCATACGCTACTATTACTTTAGACCCGCCTCTTGACCCGATTGATTTTATGTCGGTTCAAAACAACGACTTTATCGTTTTGAAATGGAATAATTTAGATGAGACAGTTGTCAAGTTCCGTATTAAAGAAGGCGAATCTTGGGGTTCTGGCACAATTGTTGCCGATGTTGCTGGTTATTCTCATTCCGTTCCTATTAACGGTTATTACAATCGTAAGTTTTGGATAAAATCTATTGACCAATTCGGGGTTTTCTCGGCAAATGCTATTTATACCTCACCAATGGCGATTGAACACCAAACTAAGAATATCATTGTTACTTATGACGAATCTGGAGATGGATTCCCTCATCCAAGATTAAATATGGATTTAATTAATGATGATTTGATTGTTCGAGAAAATACAAAATATGGCGAATATAACTGGTATGTAGATATAGGAGAAGAATTATATTCTCGTATTATTTCGGAAGACGAAGTTGACACTATTGCTTATTCTCCTAAATGGAAAGATTTTCATAATAGGTGGAACTCTTATGAAACTCAATCTCCGTGGGTTGTAAAAGCTTCTCTTGACAACGTTCAAATTGAACGTCAAATGGCATTACCAAGCACAAGTTTACCCGCAGATGTATTAGAATCTTTCCCGTTTTATTTCTCTCCAGACGGAGAAGTAATGGGTACACAACCTATTGAAGCTATAACATACCGATATAGTAATGGTCGGTTTAGAGAAGGAATTGTTGTTGACGACCAAGGCTCGTTAGGCTATAATATAAACATTCCAGAAATCTTTTCCGTCAAATTCTGGGTACGGCCAAGATTGTTGGTTTCTTCTGGTTATATTGAATTACTCAATACGGAAACGGGAGCTTTAATGCACTTATATTATAGTGATACTACTAGAGCTTTCACATTAAAAGACAGTAACGAGGAGACATTAACAGTAAATACCGACTTTAGCAGAGACGAACCAATTTTAATTTGTATTAGTCAATCTGCTACAACCAGAATTTTAATGGTGGGTTTCTCAAAGGATTTAAAGATTTTATTTCAATCTAAATCGTTAGCTCCTTTAGGCTCTTTTAATCAAATGAATCTTAGATAGAGGAAAATAATGAAAAACACAATTCAATTATCCGGTGTAATGCACGCAAAATTAATTGGCCCGAATGGTGTTTGTAAACAAACCGTTTCTAAAAACATCATCTTAAATACCGGATTTGACTTTATTGCTGCTGCTATTGGTTCTCCTACTAGACCGGCTCACATGAGTATTATTGCGGTTGGCACTGGTACAACTCCTCAAGTTGGTACAGATGTCGCCTTGGAAAGTCAGCTTGCACAACAAGACGCCGAATATTTGCATACAGCTAATACTAAAAGCTTTATGATTGCTGCCAATTTCGCGCCCGGTGTTGCTACAGGAGCTATTACAGAAGCCGGTGTTAAAAACACGGCAGATGTTTTTATTGACAGAACAACTTTTGAAGTTATTAATAAAGGCGCGTTAGATAGTTTAGAGTTAGACTTTACTTTTACCATGGCTTAAAATGGGCGCAGTAATTCATTATAATAAAAAGGCTTTAATACATTGGTTTGAGGCTACCTTTGAGTGGGATTCTGCCGATGGTGGTAAACCATGGGACGATTTTTATTATATTGATTACGACGCTTTGGTTGAAAACTCATTAGTTATCGATTCTGAATTTGACCGTATTCTCGGACGTAGATTATTTGAGACTTTTAATATTAGTCAAGATTTGGCTAAAAAGGTTATTAAAACCGAATATGAAAATTTTATGATTGAATCTCGCAATCAAAGAATTTCGCATTTCGTCAGAGAATTTGAAGAAGTTGGATATATTTCGTCAAGCATTGCAAAAAAGATTAAACAAAAGCTTAACGAAGAAATGAAGATTTCGGACGATTGGATTCGTAAGGCAAATGGTGTATATTCTGACTTATATATTTCTAAATTGCCTACTAATCCCGTTGATTTTGAAGCAGAATTAAAACGCGGTGCGCCAATCGGTTATGATAAGTTTACAACTTATATTCCCGGTTATTATGAATTTGAATCAGCTATGTTTCGTATGGTTTTACGAAGCGTTGGTTTGGATAGAATAAGACTGAAAAAGCTTAAAATGGTTGTTGACGTGCCAGATGTTTTCGATAGAGGCGATAACTTAGTGGATTCTGGCAACGATGGTGTGGTAAAATTTAGTAGAAAATATATTAAACCGCCCAAAGTTATCGGAGTTCAATCTGGTGGCACAGAAGTTGCTCATAAAGTAGAAATTGATAACATTACCAAAGAGGGCTTTTTATTTAGATTGCTTGATGAACAAGGAAATAAATTATCAGGTTCTTTATCGTGGGTTTCGGAGGGATATTAAATGACACAAGCTTATAGAATATTAACAGAAGATGATTTTATGTCTGATAGTTTGGAAGCGTTAATGAATAACGATATGTCCAACCGAACTAATTTTGCTGGCGATGAATTTCCGACTGACATCGTTCAGGGCCAGTTTTATTATCAGCCAGAAATAAATGACGAAGGCAAAGTCATCGGTAAAGGTAAACTTTATTTATGTTTTGACCCAGGTGTTCAAGAAGCTACAGACGGCTTTGTATTGCTTTCTGATTTGAATAAAGTAAATGTAGATACAACTCAATTTAATGCTCACTTAAATAATGTTTCTAATCCGCACAAAGTTACAGCTTCACAAGTAGGAACTTATGATAAAACCGGTATTGACAATATTGTTGCAACCTTGGCTAAGAAAGATATGTCTAACGTTAACACATCTTCTTATGCTACCTTTAAAGGTGCTACAGAACAAAATGACGGTGCTACCGGCGTATTGCCAGCTCCGGGTATAAATAATAGAAGTAACTTTTTGCGAGGCGACGGCGTTTGGATTCCTATTAAGCAAGGCTTTGAAGGCTTCCCAATTGGTTTTAGAATGGATTGGGACGGTGACATTATTCCTTCTGGCTGGGTTGAAGAAGTCGGACAGGTATTAAAACGTTCGGATTATCCAGAAGCTTGGAATTTTGCTACTAGTTACGGTATGGTTGTTACCGATGTTTCTTGGATTAATGACCACTTACACGGCAAGTTTTCTTCTGGAGACGGAACGACGACTTTCCGTATGCCCGATAGAAGAAATTGCTTTAATAAATATGGAAACACAAGCGTTGGTAAAATGAACCCCGCCAGCCCCAATTATTTAGCTGAAACAAATGCTACTTCCGGCGGTGGTAACTGGACAACACAAATCCCTGCTGACGGTTCTTGGTCTGACTGGCAGGTAGTCGGTTCTAATGGTGGTTTATGGGGCGAACTACTTAGATTTAGAAACTCTGGGGGCGACGGTTCTCCACAACATATTATAACTCGTTCTATTAGGAAGATGAAATAATGCAAGTATATCCTGATATTCTCGGCGGAGATGCGGTTAAAAATAGTAGACAAATGTTGTTGGACAGAGATGATTCGTTAAAAACGAATTTTTCTGGCCCTACTCCTCCCGATGTTACTTTTGATGATTTAGGTTGTATGTGGTTTAATACAACTGATAGACAATTTTATGGCTTAGTAGATATTAATGAAGACGGTTCTAATGCTACTTGGCAAAAAGTTGCTAATGTTTCTAAATTAAATTTAATGGACTTGGGAACGCCTATATCTGAAACATTATATGTTGATTTGGTTGGCGAGAATTGTGAAACTAAGGAAGATATGATGGTCTTAGTAGAACACACGATTCTTCCTACCGAGAACTACGAAATTACAGAAATGGGTAAACGAGTTACTTTTGTCAGCCCGATTCCTGCTAATTTAAAGTTAGAATTGCGTTGGTTTTCAAAAACAATTGTAGGTCGTGACGGAGCTACTTTTGTTCCTAAAGTAGAGAATGGCGTTTTGTCTTGGGATAACGACCAAGAATTACCGAATCCGGAGCCGTTAGATTTTAATGAAGCTCAAGCGGGTGTAACAGCGGAGGGTACAAAGCAGGTTGGTCTTGTTATTGCAGAAGGCGCCAATCAGATTTCTAAAATTCAAAATACCTTTGACGCAGAAAGAGCCGAGGGATTAGAAGAATATAATACTAACGCTACAAATAAGACTAACGATTTTAATACAAATGCCACAAATAAAACCACAGCATTTGATAAGAATGCGGCCAGTAAAACAACAACTTTTAATGACAATGCTACAAGCAAAACAAATGACTTTAATGCAAACGCAGAAGTAGAGATTGCTAAGGCAAGAGCTTGGTCAACCGGTACAGATAAAGAAGTTCAGGCAATAGAAGCAGATGAACATTCGAGTCGTGTTTATGCGGAGGCTTCTAAAAGTTGGGCGGAAGCTTCTTCCAATTCAGCTTCTGAGGCGGCTCAAAGCCAGCAACAATGCCAAGATATTTTAGATAGACTCGGTACGGTTATTAAAGTAAAAGGGCGTGTAGATACCATTAATGATTTACCGACAGAAAACAACTTAGATGGTGATTGTTATTTGGTTGGTTATGTTAATGCCGGACAATTTCAGGAATACTATTGGTTTAGCGACCATTGGGAGTTTTTAGGTGTTGCCGGAGATACATTAAACTGGGGTGCTATTCAAGGCAATATAGCGAATCAAGAAGACTTGGCACAACAATTAAATTCAAAAGTCAGCTTAACCGGAAACCAATCTATTGTTGGTAATAAGGTTTTTTTTTCAAATATATATTTACAGCATAATGAAATTGATTTCAATGAAAACCCTACTGTAAAGTTATATAAAAATGTAAACGCTAATGATAAAAATGGAAAAAGGTGGGCTGCATTAGAATTTGAAAAGGATACAGATGGGCGACACAGAGCGCGTATTCAAGCAAACAGAACTATTGATGGTGTTGAAAAATATGCTCAAATAGGGGTTGACATTTATCCAGACGGAACAATGCTGGCTTACGCTCCATCCCCTTCAGCAAACAGCAACACTAATCATATCGCCACAACTGTTTGGACAAATAGTCGCATAACTGATATTATGAATACATTCCTTCCAGCCGGAATGGTTATGCCTTATATGGGTAATACTATACCCTCTGGGTGGTTAGATTGCAATGGTCAAAACGTTTCCAGAACTACCTATGCCAAATTGTTTGCTGCTATCGGCACTGAATACGGCACGGGTGACGGTTCTACTACATTCGGCTTGCCAAATATGACGAATCGGTATTTAATGGGTTCTCAAACAGTCGGTACATATATCGAAGCCGGTCTGCCAGATATTACCCACACTCATACAACTAGCTGTCGTTTCAAAGACCCTGGTATACCAGACGGCGGAAATAACGGTGTTGGTGTTGGTTCTGGTTGGTTTGGTTATACTTATGAAAATAGAACTTCCGATAATAATTCAAGTGTTTCCTCGATTTATGGTAAAAGCAATACAGTAACACCGCTTACTTTAACAGTTCGGTATCTTATAAAATATTAGTATTTTATTAAATATCTTACTGTTATTGTTAAAGGAGTAACCGTAGATGATTTGCTATAAATATCATTAGAATCGCTTGCTTTAAAGCTCATCGAATATAAACCTTGCTGACCACCGCCACTTGAAAGGGCTATTGTTCCATTTTGGGTTGTTGTTATTGCGCCAGATGTTCCGCCCTGATTTCTAGTATTGTTGAAAATCGTTGTGGTTGTGGCTGACCCAGTAATATCTGGCAGACCGGCTTCGATATATCCTAAATTTTTATCAAAAACTTATTGACTTTTAAAATTTATATGCTATAAAGATAACATCTGATACAGATGATGTTGATGACCTTAAATTATAATATTATTATTGGCAAGTTTGGCACCAATAAAAAATATTAAATAAGTGTTGACACTTTTGTAATTTAGAAGTATTATTTTGGTGTCTTTATTTCTACAACCCCTGTTATCCTAGTTATTGCGAAGATGCAGGGGTTCTCGTATTTATTGATTTCTTTTGTCTGTTTTGTTATACTATATAAAAAACAAAAGGGTAAAATAATGACAGACAAAATTGTATATTTGTATGACAAGACCTCTCATAAACTCATCGGTACAGAATTTTTATATGAAAATGCTGCCAAACCGGGTGAATATCTTATTCCAGAAAACGGAACTTTATTAGAACCTCCCGCAGCCAAGGAAGGTTACGATATTATTTTTAATAAAAATGCTTGGAGTCTTATTAAAAATAAAAACGAATCAGTTTCCGAAAAAGAAATTAAAGAAGCCAAGTTAAAACAAAAACTTGCCAAAACAGATTATAAGCTTCTTAAAAATATAGAAGCCTTTTTGGCTAATCAACCATTACCTTATGACCCCGAGCAATTTCATAATCTTAGACAATCTTGGCGTAATCAGTTAAATAAATAGAGAAATATTATGGCAAATAATAAAATAAATGTCCAAATTATTGACGGATTAGAAGATACTTTAGACGAATTAGATAAAACTGTCTTTCATAACTCCGGGAACGAATCGGCTTCTGGTATTAAAACTTTTACAACTCAAATAAATGTACCAAACATTGCAGTTACTGACGTATCTCAAAAAAGCGTAAATTCTAATTTTATTAATAATAAATTTAAATTGGTCGATTCGGTACCGTCTTCTATGGAATCTGGTGTTATTTACTTTGTTAAAGAATAAAGTTCATGGCAATATATTTTAATGGTCAAAAAATAAAAGATAGGGCAACATCTGGATTGATATTTACAACATCTTCCGGTGTTGCTTATTCTATTAAAAAAGTATATTACAATAACCAATTAGTTTATAATCTGCAATCTTATACTCCCTCGCAATCTGTATATGAAATGGCGAATCCGGCTTCAACGGTAACTTCGGATGTTATACCTATTTATATGCCCGGTGTTTATAAAATTTGGTTAATTGGCGGCGGCAATACGACCTGCTGGTGCTACATCGGCTGCAACGGCCCAGGGTCAGCAGCGGGTTTTATTGGTAAGATGTATTTTAATACCCGATGTTATTTAAGAATTATTACGGGCGGACAACAAGCCGCTTCTATTTTACAAGTAGCCAGTTGGGATAACCTAAATACTTGGTACACCTTAATTCAATGTAATTATGGAGCAGGTGCGACAGGTGGCGTCGGTAGAGGCGGTACTATATCTGTTAATCGGGATTCTACATTTAATAATTATTTTGATGTAGAATTAGAAAGTAACGGTTATAATGGAAAGAACGCTGCTTGGAGCGGAGGTTCTGCTGCTGATTCTATATGGGGTGGTTATGGTCGTTTTGACGTTAATGGCTATTCAAAATTAGAATATATAAGGGAAAATCAATGACAACAGCTCTTGAATTAATAACAAAATATACCCCGTTTTATCCCGAAGCAAAACCTTGTTTCAGCGGTAAGTATCATATTGGTTATTGGTTAGATAATTATGAAGACGGTTCTCCTGTAAAAAAGGGAGATACAATTACCGAAGATAAAGCTAAAAAAGTATTAAAAGCTCATTTAGATAGAATAAAGCTTCCGGAGGGCAATTGGAATGATAACCAGAAAGAAGCGTTAAAGAGTTTGATATATTATTTATACGACGCTTGGAGCGATTCGGATATAAAGAAATATATCGAATCCGGAGATTTCTCTCAAGCAAGAATCGAGTGGGAGAAGATTAGAGACGGAGAAATTTTTGAAAATATCAAACCTTGGAAACAAGATGAGATAAATTTATTTTTTGGAGAAAACTGACCATGGCGTGCAAGAAAACTAAAAAGAAGTAATTAAGCCCTATTTTTTAGCTCTACAGAGCAATTTGCTAATTTTAGCTAGGGATATACCACAGAGAGACATAAAACCTCTCTGTGGTTAATTTTTGACCACTTATGTTTATATTTGTATCTGAATTTATTTATTGAGAAAAAGAAAAATAAAATCCTAGGAATAATAAAAATTTTGCTTGATTATCCTAAAATTTGAAAGTAATTTATTATCATAAGTTGTTCGAACACTTATTGAAGACAATAATTTGTCATATTATTATGTACTAGAACTGCTTGGGGTGGTCACCTGCGAGGAGATTTTTAGTAGATATTTTTGCTTCTTATCAACTAAAAAATTCTAGTCTAAGAAATAAAGGCGTCCAGAACGGATGCCTTTATTTTTGTTTATGTACTCCTACGCCAAATATTAACAACATAGGCGGGTGGTTGGACAGTAGATGATTTGCCGTAAACAGAGGAACAACGAGACGCCGCGAATCCTGTTCGCCAATAACCAGTAGAACCATTAGTTCCATTATAAGTTCCGCCTCTACCACCAGCAGAATTTTGTACAGGGTAAAAAGCTCCTGTCGCAATTTGAGAAGTATCCGATTTAGAAGTAACATCTCTTGCAGTACCGTAAATTTCAGGCACACCTGCTTCAACTGTACTACCAGCGCCATGACTGCCGCTTGACCCCTGTAAAACTCTATCCGCGGCTATTAATTCCCATGTACTATTTGGTATTAAAGTTGTTAACGGGCAGGTTGATTGAGTACCAATATATACACTTCCTACAGGATATAAACTATTCATAATATCAGTTATGCGAAAAATTGTATTTATTTCAGCAATATAGGGTATAATATTATAGAAAGACGATAATATGGATGAAAATAACGAAGCTAATATCCCGGTAGATGAATGGGAATCTTTGGCGCGACTCGCAAACATTTTGCAGGTGGCGAACTTCGTTATGAATGTAACCGAAGCTACTAATACAGATATTTTAAAGGAGTTGCAAAAGCAAGATAATGAATATTTAGAGGCTTTGGTTGCAGACGTTCAGGAGATTAAAGAAAAACAAGCTCTTATGGACGAAAAACTAGATAAAATCATGGAGAAATTAAATGTTTAATGCAATATGTTACGGTTTGTTATGGGCTTTATTACGTCGTTGGTATGGCGGTTGGGGTGAAAATATTCCGGTTATTGGTTCTCGTACCTTTCAAAGTATTGTTATGATTTGCGCTTTAATTCCGATGTTTTTAATAACAGAGGGGTGGTTAGGTGTTCTAATAGCTGTTGTCGATTCGGTGTGGATTCAGTTTCAGCATTGGTCGCGCGCAATTGGTTGTATTTTAGACGCCGGAAGAAATCATAATCAAAACGAATCGAATTATAATCGGTGGTATCGTTATCCGCTAGATTGGGTTTATAAAGGAATCAATTGGATTCTAAATAAACTTAATATCCCTTATCAGTTACAATTATATAGTGGTTATTATGATTTTTGGTATTCTATATTAAGATATGGTTGCCCAATGTTACCGCTGGCGTTTATTTCATGGGGTTATGTTCTTATTGGGTGTATGGCCGCACCTTGTTATTTCTTAGCTTGGCGTTTATTTGAGAATAATCCGAAGATGTACCGATTGCCGGAATGGATTGGTCAGCCCAAAAATTTAGCTGAGTTGATGTATGGATTCGTTTTTGGATTTGGGATTGCTTTTATAAAAATATTTGTTTTGTAAAAATATCCTACAATTTTGTTTTGACTTTTAGTGCTATTTATTATAGTTTGTACTTACAACAAATGCCAAAAAGCGGAGAGAAAGTGTAGTAAATCCACACCTGCATTTTTCTCTCCGCTTTTGCCTATTGACATTAGGATAAAAAGACGGATATAATATATTTGTAATTTGAACAAATGATACGAGTCGAAGTATGAATCCTTTTAGTTTAAAAAACTTTAAAAATTATGGACTACCGCTGCTCATATCATTTCTTGGTTTCTTTATTGGTTATACACAGAAAACTAACGCGGAGTTGGAAGGTATTCATCAAGAACAAACCAAAATTACTAACCAAGTGGAAAACTATGCGACTATACTACAGCGTATCGAAGAAAAAGTTGACAGTTTGGCAATAAAAGTTGACGTAAATGAAGTTGATATTGCCAAGTGTAAAGAAGATATAGACAAAATCAATATTCGCATGGATTTTCTCGAGGGAAAAGGTGCTAGATATAAGCAATAATATATGTAATTAGCGCTTACTTATATCTAATGATAGCCACTTGCACCGGAAAGCTATTAGTCCCGTAATCGAGATTTTGTAGTTCGATAAGCGAGTTGACGAATATAATTGTAACTATATTATTATTTTTGAAAGGTATCCTACAATGGATGGAATTGACCCGAATTTACTTTTAGCCAAAATGGGCGATAACAGAGACGGTTATTGCAATGGCTTCAACAATCCGTTAGCTTAATGCTTAATGAAAAGGTGTTTCAGATGGGGAACGTAATAGAAATATGGAAACGAATCGAAGACACCGAATACTCGGTTAGTAACCTTGGAAGAATTAAGAGACAATATAAGAACGCTAAAGAACGGATTGTAAAAACTTTTTCTAAAAATTCTTATTTAGCAGTTAATTTATATTCTCATAATTCAATCAAGCAATTCTATGTACATAGGCTGGTTGCTAAAAGTTTTCTACCAAATACAGAAAATTTGCCACAAGTAAATCATATTGACGGCAATAAAGAAAATAACAAAGTAGAAAATTTAGAATGGTGTACAGCATTGGAAAATCAAAAGCATAAAATAAATGTGCTTAATAAAAATTCCAAAGGAAGTAATAACCCTATGTATGGTAAGAAAGGTATAGAATCGCCTGTATTTAAAGGATTTATATACCAAAAGACAATAGAAGGCACGGTTATTAATAAATTCGAGACTACTATAGCCGCCTCAGAAGTTACAAAAATTAATAGATGTTCTATAAATTTATGTATTCTAGGCAAAACAAAAACAGCTGGTGGTTTCGTTTGGACGAGATAATTTTTCATTTCTCATTAGCGGATTTAAAACTCTGTGAATTGCTGAAATGAAAAACGATGATAACACAGTTGGTGCTCATTGGTCTTTAGATGAAACAACTGCTGTTGCCGAAGCTAAAGGAATTGATTTTGAAACTAAACGTTATAATATGTATGACTGGTTTTACACAATGAATATGTTTTATTCTGATTTCTTTATGCTGAATCGTGGCGACCCAACTAAGGTTGCAGAAGAATCGGTCTTGTGGCTTGATGATAAAGACGCTCCAGAAGGCAAGAGTTACCTGTATTACAAGGCTATGAAAAAAGGAAAATTAATGGAGTCTGGTCGGAGTTAATCTTTCCTTGAGCTGTTTATTCCACCTATGATACAATAATGTAAGGTCAAAGTTACAGGAAACATTATGTTGAATAGAGGGTGCTATGGAAGGGGAAATTTTATTCGAGTTGATTATGCAATTAGCCAACACATATCCGGTTTTTGGAGATATAATATTTTGGTTCGGCATTATTTGGTTAGTGCTGGGTGTGGTGCTTAATATTTTAGACTTACTAGCCGGAATTTTTAAGTGGAATATGAATAATAAGGTAATCGCGGTTATCCGAGCGCTATGCGAGAAATTAGGACCTTCACTTAGTATGTTCGGAGGTTGGGCTAAGAATAGAGTCGAACGACATAGAAACCTTAGGAAATAAACGTTAATACAGGATGTCGCCGGATTAATTTTCGGCGACATATTTTTTGTTGACAATATGATTTTAATAGTATATAAAAACTCCTAAGTTCAACTTCGGAGTAAAATAATGAGTTTAACGTTAGAAGAAGTTTCTAGTGCAATTAAGCAATATGGAAACAAATTTTTAGCAGCCAAGGCTTTGGGTATTTCTAAAAGCGCCTTTTATAGATTGTGTGATAAATATTGTTTAGATAGATACGGCGATGTTATTCAAGACGATTTAAGCAAAGAAGAATTGTTAGAATATACACAATCACTTGTCCGAAAAAACCAGAAAACTCAAGATATAAACAGAATTGAAAGAAAAACTTGGAGAGAAACGGCGCGGTATTATAATACCATAGAAGAATTATCGTTGGCTATTTTAGAAAAAGTGGAATATTGCACAAAATCTAAAATACCAAACATCGCTAAAAGTGAAAATGGTGATTTTGGCATTTTACATATTAGCGACACTCACTTTGGCGAAGGAGTCGAATTAGACAATAATGTTTATAATTGGGATGTTGCCGGACAAAGATTAAGAAAATATGTTTTAGAATCTATGAAAGTTTTTGATTTATACAAAATCAAAGATGTTTTAATCGTCTTGGGGGGGGATTTAATAAATTCAGATAGAAGACTAGACGAAATTGTTGCTAATGTTGATAATCGAGCTTCCATTATTGTCGGTGCAGTACAATTATTACAACAGGTTATTACAGAGGTTGCAAATAAATATCATATTAGTATTGTTAGTTGTTGGGGAAACGAATCCAGAAGATTGCCGGAAATTGGTTTTTCTAAACAAATAGCTTCTGATAATTATGACCATACAATTTATCAATTGTTAAAAGGCTATTTTATTAATTCTGATATTGATTTCCTTGGCGAAGGTTTAGAAATATTATTAACATATAAAGGTACAAATATTTATGCCACGCATGGTCACACATATTCTCAAGATTTGGAAAAAGCGATTAATCAGGTTAAGTCAAAATATTCTGACGAGGGCCTTACTATTGATTATTTTCTGTCCGGTCATATTCACAGTAGTCGTATTGGCTATAATTATTCGCGTGCTGGGAGTCTTACTGGTAATAATGCTTATAATTTTAACGCATTACATATTAACGGACGAGCAACATTAAACACTACGATTTTCAAAAAGAATAAAGACCGCCTAGGTTTTGTTATTGACTTGCAGAACGTAGACGGTATTATTGGTTATAAAATTAATGAATTGTTACAAGTGTATCATTCTAAGTCAAAAGAAAAAACATCTTCTAATACCACTATTTTGAAAGTTGTTGTATAATGAATCCGGTGAAATCAAAAATTATTGGCATTTTACTTTTCGGTTTAGTTATTTCGATTTGTATAATGAGCTTACAATCTAAAAGAATCGAAATGTTACAACAGGAAAAAGAAATTTGTTTATTGAAGTTAAGCAAAGCTGATAAACAAGCAAACGAAATTAATGTTGTAAATGACGCTAATAATAACGCAACAATTAAATACAATTCTCAAAAGAAGAAAGATTATCCAGATGAAAAAGATAATGACCTTAATGCTTTGCATAATCTTGATGTCCTGCTCGAACAAAAATCTATTATTAAATGATGTAGAAACAGTACATCCAACTCCACCGGCACCTATTTCTTTAGAATATCCGCAGTATAAGAAAGTTGAAAACTATATTTGCGTTCCAAAGAATGAATATAACAAATTATATAATAACCGGTTAGAGATTATCAGGTATTTAGAACAGAACCAAAACATAATGAAACATTATCGGCAAACAAAATGAACGAGTTCATCATCAATTGTCCAAATAAACTGATTAAGAATTGGTATGAATTAGAAAGATTAGCTTCCAAGAAAGATTTTAAAGTTTCTCAGGAAGCTAATCTTTTTTTAACCAAGTGGCCCGATTATCAGCTTTATCATCCAGTTAATTCAAATATTATTTTCTTTGAAGAATATAAGTGGCTATACAAAGAATATTATCGTCGGTACGAAGATTTCCAAGAAGCAATAGTTAAAAGAGGAGTAAAAGCAGAAGATTTATACAAGAATCCAAAACACACAATCAAAGCCGTTATTAAAGGCAGAATAGAAGCGGACAAGATAGGAATCCCTTATGGATTATATATTTCTTTTGCCAATAAAATATTAATTAAAGAACATTTATGGAAGCACATACCTTTAGTTACACACCTTTATAATCCGAATCTTGTAGAAGAAATAAAAGAGATGTGGTTAAATAGTTGTCAATATGATTTTTTGAAGCCGTCAGTAAATTTATTTCTTGAAAAACAAAATTAATTTGCTATATTAGCTCTATCAACGAGAAGGAGACACAATGAATACCTATAACTTTGGAGAGTCTATTCAAGACGAATTAACATACAACATCATTACAGACACAAATTTTATGCGTAGAATAGACGGGTTGGTAAAGCCGGAATATTTTGATAATGTATCAAACGGAATTATTGTTGATATAGCCTTGGCACATTTTAAAAAGTACAAGCAAGCCATTCAAATTAAATCATTGGTTCAAGAGCTAAAAGAAAAGTCGGATAAAAAGATTATCCGTGACGACATAAAAGATATTGTTAAAGACAAGCTTAATCAAATTTTTACTATGCAAAAGCTTGTAGCGAAAGAAAAATTAATAGATGACATCGTTGTTTTTGCTAAACACCAAGCAGTACAGAAAGCTTTTGTTGATTGTGTTCCAAAATTAGAAAATGGTGATTTTTCATATATTGAAAAAACCATGAAGAACGCTTTGCAGGTTGGGGCTTCTTCTGAATTTGAAACATATAGTTATTTCGGAAGTATAGACGAGCGTATGGAAAATAGAAGACTCTTGTTGTTAGGTAAAGCCAAGGAACAAGGGATAACCACTGGCATTCCAGAATTAGATAATTGCTTGCGCAGTAAAGGCTGGGGTAAAAGAGAACTGTCTTTGATTATGGGCGGGCCTAAAACCGGTAAAACTATGGGTCTTGTTAATTTTGGGCTAAACGCTGCCTTGGCTGGTTACAATGTTTTGTATATTAGCTTGGAAGTAAGTAAAGATATTATTTCAGAAAGGTGCGACGCTAACTTAGCTGATATAAAAATTAATGACTTGTCGGCAGATTTACAGCACATTCAAACAACCGAAAGTGTTTTGAAACAAGTTATGAGCAAAGCCGGTATTTTAGATATTCAAGAATTTCCTACTGGTCAAATGAAGGCTTCTGATATTAGAAGATTGGTTGAAAAAAGACAGGCTGATTTAAATATTAATTATGATTTGCTGGTTGTTGATTATGCAGATATTATGCGTCCAGAAATGAATTTTAGTGAGAAACGAGACGGTTTAACCTCTATTTACGAAGATTTAAGAGCTATCGGGCAACATTATGATTTAGCAGTATTAACGGCAACACAGACAAACCGAGAGGGCGTAAAAGCTAAAGTTGCTGATATGACACACGTTGCAGAAGATTTGGGTAAAATCAGAACCGCCGATATTGTTATTTCCATTAACTGTACTGACGAAGAAAAAATGCTGAATGAAGCGCGTTTGTTCTTTGCGGCGTCAAGAACTGGAGAAATGGATATTACATTAAAAATTAAACGAGACATCTCTAAAGGTAAATTTATTACTAAAGTTTTGGCGAAAAGCTAATGGAAGAAAACGAAATAATAGCAGTGCAAGCGTTACCGTGCTTATGTCGCGGTAATTGCCAGAATGGAAATGTTAATAAGAAGCGTTGTCCTTGTTTTATTGCTCGCATGAGCAAGAAAAAAGTTATAATGTGTTATTGTCGTATTTGTAAAAAGATAACGTGGCATATTGGCGTTGATTGTGTACAATGTCGTTTAAGAGCTATGGGCTACAAATGAGTGAAGATTTATTAGAAAATTTTGATATTGAATATTATCTGCAAAGAGAAGGAATATCATATAAGAAAACTTATGGCTCTAGCGGAACACAATTAAATGTTAGAACTTGCCCGTTTTGTGGACAATCTAAATGGAAAGTATATATAAATGCTGATACAGGTTTGGGTAACTGCTTTTCGGGTTCGTGCCAAAAGAAATTTAATAAATTCGGATTCGTTAAAGCTGTTTCTCAAGCAGATAACAATAGCGTAGTTTATGAAATTATCGAAAATGTTTGTAAAGAATTGGGTTGGATTCCTAAGAAAATCTATAGACAGCCGATTAAAAACGTTACCAATGACGGATTAATTTTGCCCGCTAATATACCTTTACCTTTGCCAAATGGAGATAATCTTGAATATTTGTTAAGACGTGGTATAGATAATTATTATACACAATTGTTTGATTTACGATATTGCGAATCTGGAGAATGGCGTTTTAACACCGAAGACGGAGAGAAAGTCCAAGTATTTCAAAAACGAATCATAATTCCGGTTAGAGATTTGGACGGTAGCTTGGTAACATTTCAAGGCAGAGATATTACCGGATTAGCCCCGAATAAATATCAATTTCCGTCTCAGGTGGCTTCAACAGGTAAGCTTTTATATAATGGTAATAACATTATCGGTTATAATACTATTATTGTTAATGAAGGCGTTTTTGATGTTATAGCTACACAAATGGCTTTAGATAAAAGCGGTTTGTCACAAGATTTTGGCGTTGTTGGTTCTTTTGGTAAGCATTTATCTATTAATTTACAAGGAGCCGATGACCAATTATCTCGTTTTCTAAGCTTAAAAAAACAGGGCTTAAGAACGATAATTATTATGTGGGACGGTGAGTCAATGGCCTACCTCGATGCTTTAGAAGCGGCACAAAAATTAAATACTTTTGGTTTTAATCTGAAAATAGCTACTTTACCAGCGGGTAAAGACCCTAATGAAGTTTATTATACCGAAGTAATTGACGCTATTAAAAACGCAAAACCATATAGTAATTTAATGATATTACAAGGAAATCCGTATGAATGATATAAAATTTGTAGTTTTTTTAAATTCTACCGCTACAGTTGCTTGTGTTCAGCTTCATTATATAGATGAAATGGGCAAGTCTCAATTTGATTCTTTCGCGTTAAACAGCGGAAAAACAAGAAGTAAAAAAATAGATACCGTTGCTGTAACAAAAAGCTGTAGTACAATTACAGAATTATCTAAATTTTTATCTCCGTTAGGTATTAATAGATTTAAATTCGCTTCATTATACGAAGCTTATAAAAATTTATTAAATAAAAGAATGTCTATTAGAATACAAGATAAGATAAAACAAAAAACAGTTGAGGAAATAGAGAAAAAAGGTTTCGGCAGTTTCTAAGGAAAGCCATAGTCATAATATTGACTTTTAATTTATTTTTGTTATATTGCTTAAAGTTTTAATAAGAGGGATTAAATATGTTAAGCAATATTTTTAAGTGGGTAAGTGCTATTCCCCGTATCACTAGAATTTTATCTAATTCAAAGGTTCAAGTTCGTTATAAAGGAGACGGCGCTTATACATCTGTTGACTCTAACGGTAAACCTGTTTTAATTAATCTGCCGTCACTTCCCGATAACATTACACAAAAGCATTTAGACTTAACTTTTGGTTTTATGTTCCACGAATTAGGTCATGTAAATCATACTGATTTTTCCATTACTCGGAAAAACAAGGTTGATATATCTTCTGGTGTTGGACAGATTTTTAATATTATTGAAGATGCTTATATTGAAAAAGTTGTTTCTTCTGACTACTTAGAAGCTAAACAATATCTTTTACATTGCCAGCAGTATATATTAGATTATACGATGGCAGCTATTGCTAATCCTAATTTAAGCAAAGAGGAAAAAGCGCTTGCTATGCTAATTCCGAAAATTCGTTATTTAGCTGGGCAAAATACGTTCGCTCAATTAATATTGAGCTATCCAATGCAAGAATTAGAGTTTTTAGACAAATATGAGGAAGAATTTAAAAACGTATCTTCCACTCAAGAATCGTACGAATTGGCTGTAAAAATTTACAAACAGCTAAAAAGAAGATTTAATTTTTCTAAACTGCCTCAAAATTCAGGTACAAATAAAGATTCGCAAAACCAGCAACAGAAAACTGGTAAGTCTGGTGATACAGACAAATCTAATGAAAAAGAAAATGCCAATTCGGATAAGAAATCAGGCGGTTCCGATTCATCTGATAAAAACTCTAAAAACGATTCATCTGATAAAAACTCTAAAAACGATTCATCTGATAAAAACTCTAAAAAC